GGGCGTGACAAAATGGGGACAAACACGTGACAAACTATATAGAGATGTGACAAAATTTTAGACACATGCTAGAAACCGCACAACCACGCGGTTTATGAGGGTTTAGATTTTGTCACAATTTTGTCCCCGATGTGACAAATTTTGTCACAATAGTTTGATACATCAAAGTAATTGTCACATTTCTTACAGAAATGGTGTTTTTGTTATGACAATTTTGTCCTCCGTTTGTCACATCTTACACTTTTGGTATTTTTGTTATGACAAAATTTGTCTCCAGTTTGTCACATCTTACACTTTTTGTCATTTTGTTATGACAACTGTCCCACGATTAGGCTTTCGTAGTTAAAATATCGACACAATGCACAGCATCAAAAAAAGCGCCATTGGCGCTATTAGTTTATTTTGTATTCTTAGATTTTTGGCGTTCTTTTTCTTTACGGGCTTCCGCTTTTTGTTTTCGAGCTTCTGCTTTTTGTTTTTCACGTTCAGCCTTTTGACGTTCTTTTTCTTTACGAGCTTCCGCTTTTTGTTTTTCACGTTCAGCCTTTTGGCGTTCTTTTTCTTTACGAGCTTCCGCTTTTTGTTTTTCACGTTCAGCCTTTTGACGTTCTTTTTCAGATGATGCTTTTGGAGTTTGGTTATCCGTTTTAGACACCAACGAAGAATTATTTCTAATACTCAACACAGATGAATTATCAATTGGAGCTCCATTAGATGCTGTTGTATTATTTGCAACGTTAGACTCTGATTGGGTCTTTGTCAGTGTATCACTTACACTATTTTGCTCATGAGTGCCTGTCGGTGCTTTTTCTATATCAGATACCTGATTAACATCTGTTGTCTTAACATCTGATTTATTTTCAGTAACTTTGTCAGAATTATTTGTAATAGGAGTTGTAATGTTTGTATTATCTGACAATGATTGCAAATACGTAAAGTTTACTGGTAATTCATCGAAGAAATCATCAGTTTTATGTAAGGATGTATTACCATCAGACGTTATAAATATATATTTAGCATGACGCTGCTGAGCTAACGCCATAATTTTATCATAATCTGATGATTTCGTGTCATAAATAATATGCATCACCTTATCGGTTTTTTTCGTATCCGATTCCCATGTCGAGATATCTTTACGATAAGAATTGATGTAATTATCAGCCGAACTTTCAAACGTACAAAACACATCCGCATAATCATAGGCTGAATCAGGTATTGTTGTACCTGGATTTGCAACAACAAATAAATCAGAATCTAATGACTTAATATAATTATATACTTCTTTTAATTGTTTACGCCCATTACTCGATAAAGCATCTGTTTCATCAAGGAAAAAGCCTTTAACATTTTCTTTACCGTATAATGAAAGATAAGACTTAATGTTCTCTTTAATATCTTTCACATCTCGTTTACTATAGGTCAAATGAACGTATGCTAAATTTTTTAAACCTTTTTTTGTATTGTCTTTAAACAATCGTTCATAATTAGAATCTTTTGTTGTGAATTCACCGTTATTTTGATTTAAAATTGTATAAGCAATACCTGTATTGTTGTTTTGAAGCGTATTCCAATACGTAGATGATTGTTCTGGATATGAATAACCAGGAATAATCATTTGCGGTTTATTGGTGTCAGCATATGCTTGTGTAGTGAAGAAGCCCAAGCATAAAGCTCCTAATAATAAATATTTTTTATCCATTCATATATACCAAATTCCAATATTCTAAACTAGGAATATCGAATTCCACATAATCCCCATTTTTATCCCAGCCACGTTTAAAGTCTAATGTTTTTGCTCGACCATCATTAATATCAGGTGACGCAACCCAAACGTTATTAATACGACGATATGGGTCGACATAATACTTAACGTGTAGTGGGCCTTTTTTATTTACAATTTTAGATGATTCATCATCTTTATTTCTAATTTGCCAATTAGTATTAGATACATCTGTTAAATTTATCATATTTAACGTTTCAATATCATTATAACCATCATGACCTGATTTGGTAATAGCATAAATCGAATATGCACCGCCATAACGGTCAGCTAATTGCTTACCAGTACTGTCGGTAATTTCCACACGATGGTAATTATTTTGAACACCATCACCACGTAAGATGTTTTGATAGGCTGTGACAAAGTCATATACTTTACGAAGTTTACCAGTATCAGGATTACCAAGGTTATCACTCATTGTAATATCTTTACTATTTTGAGCACTTGGATAATATTCATTAAAGATTTGATAACCACCATCAGCTAATTCCATTGTGGAACCACCATTGGCAAATATTGAAATATCTTTTAACAATATTGCATTATCATTAAAATGTTTAGGCAATGGTGCCTTAGATTTATCCCAATCACGATACATATACGCAGGCATAATTAATGATTTATCGGAGTTCTGTTTAGTGTTATCAACAATACGCCCTAAATCATAATAGGTATTATGTTTATATTGGTCACCATCGCGTTTGTTACCATCAACGACATTATCATCACTATCCCACCAGTTAGACCAAATTTCAGAGTATTGGAAGTCAGCTTTAGATTTATCAAGATTACCTTGACCTTTACCACCGACAGCATTCACACCCATCTTGTAATTACGCATTTGATTACCTTTAAGACGGTTAACCATATCACCAAAACCACCATTAAAATCAAATTTTGCATTTGGTTTGTTTTGATTATGACGGTCTTCCCAGCTTGTTACTGAGAAATTACCAATAGAATCACCTTGCCAACCATCAAAGTCTAAGTAGTTTAAAGCACCCCACATTTTATCACCAATATAGTTTGTCCAGCCAATAGACCATGGATTATAATAATATTGTATTTTATGTGAGCTATCACTACGACCAGCGTCAAAGCCACCTAACATGTTATGTGTTAATTGTTCACCAGGCGTATCTTTGGTTTTAGCCGCATCACCAGTAGTTCGGTCTTGTGTGGAATAAATACCCCATTTAGATTCAATACCTTTTGTACCATCTTTACGGGTAATTGTCTTAAAGGCATCACCGTCAAGTTTAGCATCAGCATCTTCAGTTGTACCAGTAGTTGCATTAACCATATTATATAACAAGGCATCTTGATTATTTTTATGGTTAGCTTTTATACCATTTTTAATCGTTGTTAATGAAATATCATTACCAAGCCAATCTTTGTAATTTTCACTTGGAAATGGGTTTTGCGGTCTATAATATGCGTCATAATACATATTAGCATTGACATGGAATTTGTTTAGTATATCTGCATTTTTCTCAATATCAGTATCTTTACCAAAGTGTGATAATGCAGCATATCTTGGGAATTTTGTCCAGTCAGACGATACGTCAACACCTGTTGAATTTTGGTCTACAACATTACCATTGGCATCCTTAACAATAATTGTCAACAGATATCCTCGATAATTATCTTCAAGTGTTTTAAATCCAACAGGTTGCACCCAATCTTGACCATTTCGTGTATCCCAAACACCATGACCAACAGTATAACGATAACCGTCTTTACCATCAGCAAATGGATTTTCGAGAACCATTTCCCATGACCCATTTTGGATATTACCTTTTCCCTTAAATGTAATTGAACCTTCCCAAACGTCGCCCGGATTTGTCCGAGCTGTTTTGGAATCAATTTGGGTTGCAATATCATCCGCATGTACAATATTAGCGGAACCAGTAAACAACATTGTTGATAGCATTGTTGCACTGCCTAATATTTTAGCGGAATTTAATAATTTTTTTAACAAAATTAATCCCCTTTATTGTTGAACTTAATATAGTTCTAACTTTATTATATCATAGATTAAAGAAAATGTCAATTTTCATAACATGGATAAACCGAGTATATCAGATATCATTGTCAGAATATAACGAGATGTGATTGCATCAAAGCTCCCCACGTTTTTAAACGCGAGCGAGGGCGGCGTAGCCGCACGGCGAACGAAGTGAGCGCGAGCACCCATTGCGGCGCAGCCGCACAAATAAAAAGCGCCGAAGGCGCCTAAAAACTATAATTCTAAATCAGTAGTAAGGTCTTTAAAATCATCAGCTGTCAATGCAGCTTCAGATTCTAAGTCAGCCATTACGTCTTCTGTTTTCGACCAACCGGATTTATTATATATATCAACAACTGTTTGCCCAACTTTATCGTTACCAACAATATCAACAAGTTCATTAAAGCGCTTGAAATCATCACTATTCAGGTTCAGTACATAACTATGACTTCGTGTTTTATCAATCAAATCATTATCAATATAATCATCTAATAATTTGGATGAAATTTCTGTTTCTGATTGTGGGAATAATTCTTTCAAAGTATCTGCACGTAAATAATTGATAGAATCTTTTGGAGCAATAGTCACTTCATATGTTAGTTTAGATTTATATGTCTTAGAATTTCGTGATAATGCTTTCAATTGTTCCTTAGATAAATCAACTTTTTGTTGCGCTTTTGAATTATCTAAGGAATCCGCAACAGCTAATGCAGCTTGTTTTGTTGGAACACCATTTTCAACTAATGGAATAACAGTAGCATTTTGCTATGATTGAGTCATAATTCGAACTTTTTGAAGATTTCTTGAATCATGTTCCATATTATAAACAAATACCTTATCATTATTACGACCATATTGTACAGCATAAATATCTTTATTCTCATGTGTAGCTGTTTGCTTAATATTATTTTCAATTAGAACTTTATTTGCATATCCCAATGCTGTATTGAACTCATCAGGAACCCATTCAGCTGAATGTGGAGACGTTGATGTTTCATATAATGTCATAGCACGTTTATCAAGTAATTGACCATCACTCACAACTTTAACAGAATTTTGTGGTGATTCTGAGCCTGTGTTTAACATATCAATTGATATTTTATTGTCATTATATGAGACATATATATCTTTACCTTCATACCATGATTCAATATTTTGCCAATCAGATTCTCGAGATAAGTTTTCCATGCGTGATGGACTTATACCATAATCTTTATCGGCACAAAGGGTATAAGCTTTTGATAGCAAGTCATCAGTGGACGGGTTATCTTGTCGACCATCATTTTCATAATTTTGTGAAACGATATTAGCAATGGTTTGTGGTGTTAACGTATCAACCATATCTTTATATTTTTCAAGGTCTGAATCATCAATTTGTTTCACATATGATTCAGATGTCACATCACCATATTCATCATATTTCACATCATACTTACTGAAATAGGAACTGTTACGCACTACTGTAAAAGAAACATCAAAAATATCCGCAAACTCTTCTGGTTCATAGTCTGTATATGTGTCAACAGTTGTTCTGTTAGACCGTAAAAAGTCATCTAGGTCTCTGTCAATTTTAATATAATTAGCCATATTTGTCCGCCTTTCAATATAATTATATCAGATATTCATAATGTTGACAAGTATAGTGTCGTACATTAATCACGCGCCTTCGGCGCTTTTTATTTGTGCGGCTTCGCCGCGAGGGTGCTCGCTGCGCTCGCATTTAAAACGTGGGAATGTTTTGACTAATCCGAAGTTCATATATATAATAAGTGTGACTAACTACTCTAGAAATTCATATGATTAATCAAAGTGACAAATCAGTATATGATTAATAAAGTGTGCTAGCTACCGTGCCAATAAGGGTTGACATATACAGCAAAATGTGTTATAATATAAGTATGAGAAAAACAGATGAATATATACAACTAGCAAATACAACCATGTATTTCCCTAAAGTACAGGTTACAATAGAAGAACTTACTAATGCTTATAAATATGGACATGTTCAGCCAAATTTCTTAAGACAAGTTGTTAGTGATACGGATATGGTTAATACTGTTATTAACACTAATAAAAAAACAAGACCTAATAGTAGCGATGGCTATGATTATTTAGTGAACAAATGGACGAACTATAATAGTTATGACGATGTGGTGAAATTTTCAAATGGTCAAATAGATACCATCGATTTAGTGTTTAAATATAGTATACCGTATAAAAAACTACGTCAATTTTTTAAAGATTTATTACCAGATGTTGATGTAGATAACTTATGGAAGAAACATAAAAAGTATGCCCAGAAGCAAACATCAAAAATAGTATACGGTGTTGACCATGTATCAATGTTGCAAGATGTACAAGATAAACGTACTCAAACAACTCAAGAACGTTATGGTGTTGATAACGCTATGCAATCACAAGCATTGAAAGATAAATATAAACAGACAATGCTGGACAAATATGGCGTTGAACATAATTTTCAAATGATTGATGCTGTTGATAATTGGAAGCATACATTTTACAATACCTTGATTTTAGATAAACGTTGGGCAACTATACTCGGTGATTGGGATTTCTTTACTCAAAATTATAATATTAAACGCCGATATTTTGTGGTTAGTTTAAATACAGACCCTGTCGATAAGTTATTAACTGATTGGGCTACGTTATATGGTGCTGTAAAATATCCCGACAATACGTTATTTAAATTACCATTTCAATTTAGCTCATCATGGCTGAAATATTATCATGATAAGCAATTATGTGACGTTAATGATAAATATTTAACCGTTAATATTTCACAATACGAAAAATTATTAATAGATTTATTTGACAGCCATAATATTGAATATCAGCGTAATGTTAGAACCATTTTAAATGGGCTCGAATTAGATTTCTATTTCCCTAAATTGAGTTTGGCAATTGAAGTTAATCCTAATAAAACGCATAATAGTAATTTGTTTGCTATCGAATCAGACAGAGTTATGTTTGATAGTGTTAAAGAAAAGACCTATCATTATAATAAATATAAAGTATGTGCAGATAAAGGTATCACGTTAATACAACTATATAGTTTTGATTTGGAACCTGTCGCATTTCATACAAAAACAGCACCTAGATTGTTACAGCAAATATTAGGCTATGATGAGCGTATTTATGCTCGAAAGGTGTCAGTATCAAAAATAGGAGATATTAAAGAAGCTCGAGCATTTCTAAATCAATATCACACACAAGGTGCGGGGCGAGCACAGGACTATTATGAATTCAAATATAATGGGGATTTAGTTGCTGTAGCATCATTTACTAGAACACGAAATCAGGATGTAGAATTAAAACGCCTATGTTTCAAGCCTGGAATCCAAATCGTTGGCGGTCTTTCGAAACTAATTAAAACCTATTTCAGAGATACAGGCGTAGAATCTATTATTAGTTATTCTGATAATAATTATGGTAACGGTGATGGATATGCAAAAGCTGGAGCAGAATTTATACGGGAGACTGGACCATCACTTGTGTTTATTTCACCAACAAATAGTAGTGATAGATACAGTTGGCAAGTAGCTACCCCATGGAGCATGAAATTTGGTATCATTTCTAAAGATGTTAATTGGGAAAATCAAACTGATAACCCTCAGGAATATGTCGAAAAATATTTATCTCACAAATTAGATGATAACGTTGGATATGATGCTATCTATACAGCTGGTTCAAAATTATGGAAATTCGTAAATAAGGGCTGAGGTCCTTATTTTTATATTGTCGTGGTACAGATGCGGGGTTGGTATTGTATAAATATGGGTGTGTTATTTTGTAGACTAAGACAGCTACTGATTGGGGGTATATATATGGGGTATCAATTTTAGGGTGATATTTTTAAGTGAATAAGGCATAGATTGATTTTGGAAATTGTGGTGTGATGCTTATTAGAAATTAGTGGTACGATTGTTAGCTATTGGGATGTTTATCAAAAATCAGTGATATGGCGGTCAGTTATGTGCTATGATATGGTGGTCAGTTATACGATGCTATGGACAAATAGCGGGGCGTAATATTGGTGGGTGCTTAGATGACAACGGTTGGTGATGAAAATGGCAAATGTCAGTGTTGTGTGGGGGTTGGAAGAGCATAAGGGAATTTATTACATAAATCATTGAAATCCTTTACAATATATGTATTTCTTGATGTAATAAAAAGCATGCCTGACATAAGATTTGTAAATATCACACATCTATGATATAATTATATAAAGGTGGTTATTATGACTGAAAATGACACATATTCTATGTATGCGATGTAAACAGTTTAGACATGTCAGATTTTGCTGATTTAGCAAATACGACACAACAAGAACTATAATCAATACTTGACAAAATCTAATAAATATGGTATAATATACTTAGATAATGTTTGGCACTACATTATAAAATTACGTTTGTGGATTCTAGCAATTCACAAACATGGAGGAAAAAATGGTTTTTGAAAGCCTAACATGTCATATCTCCATAAGAGGTGAATATGGCAAATAAACGTAAAGCACGTCAAAACCAACGCGATTTTTATAAGAAAACTCAGCAAAATGCAAATGCCCCACGTAATGATGTTAATCAACCAGTTAAGAAAAAGGCTCAAAATGGCCCACAACCAACATGGTATTATTTAGCACCAACATGGGGAGTCTCAGTAGGTGGATATTTTGCATTAATCATTTTAATCCAATTCTTTGCTGTAGCTATGCATAATTTAGGTTTGCATGGAGCAAAAGACGGATTTTTTACTAATGTAGGTGATTTATGGAAAATATATCTGTTACTTCTATTTGCAATTCCAATTGCATATGCTATTGCTTATAAGAAATTTCATGCGATTTGGTTTAACAACAATGCAATGTATTTAACTGAAGATATTCAGGAATATACAAATGACTCATATGTTCGAACAATCGACCATTTGACTCAAGAATTAGATGTAGCACCAGACGTTGGTTTAGGGTTTGATGGACATGTATCAACATTAATGGGGCACATGATGGTTAGTAACAAAGGTATCAAAAAAATTGATGTACCTGTATACGACCCAAATGTTGATGGTTTTGTTAAACGGGATGAAAACGGCGACATCGTGACTAAGAAAATGCCGATGTTTAATGAATCATTAGCCGATACATTATTCCAAATGTCAGGCGTACCTCAGGAATATCGTATTTCATATGATGCAACAGATTACGATTTCAACCGTAAGCTAACCCGTAAAGAAGGTGGCGATGGTAAAAAACGTGCTGGTTCATATGGTCGTAAAGAATATGATAAACTTTCAGATTATATCAATGGAGAATTCTATACGCTTGATACCGAAACTGAAAGACCTGCAGGTGTGTACTTCTATGATAGTCGACCAGTAAATACAATATTAATCGCTATCACTCGTGGTGGTAAAGGTCAAACTTATATTGAACCCGCATTTGATGTTTGGACACGTGAGAAGAAAAAATGGAACATCTTTACGACCGACCCGAAAGGGGAATTGCTCGCTAAGTTCTATTATTCAGCTACGGTACGTGGTATGGACGTTGTCCAATTCAACTTGATGAATCCAAATCTTACTAACGTATTTAACCCGTTAGCAAATGCGATTCAAGAGTTCCGTCGAGATAACATCAATAAGGGTACAGCATTGATTGACTCAATCGTGGACACATTATTCCCAGAAAATGGTGAAATTTGGAATCCAGCCGCTGGTAATATGTTCCGTCGAGCTGTATATCTATTATTCGACTACTTTATCGAACAAGAGAAATATATTCGTTATGTTGGTTATCGCGACCATGTACCCCAAGAAGTTATAGACCAAGAAATTGATACGTTATATTCTAAAGTAACAATGTATAACGTTTATGACTTAATCGGGGACTTAGCTGCGAAAGTATCAAAAGATGTGGATTTCATCAATATTGACGAAAATGCACCAAAAGTTGCAGAAAAAGACTTATTAACACTTGTTTTCGATGCGATGGCAATGCTTCCAACAAATTCATTGCGTTCATTAGCAATTACAGCAAATAACGCTATTAAGCAAATTGCTGGAGCTCAACAAACAATCGCAGGCATCTATGCGACATTATTAACAGGTCTATCAGCATATGCCGACCCGACAACAATCGCTTTGATGTCAGGTTCATTATCAGAATCATTTGACGTTACCGGATTAGGATTCCCAAGACGTTTTGGTATTCAATTTGATGAAGCATATGTTAAAAAATTCAGAATTACTGGTGAATTAGGTAAATGGACTGTTTATCGTGATAAAGATTTCACAGACCAATACGAAGGTGACGCATATACCCATGAAGAACGTATCGCATCATCTAACTGGATTTGGGGACATTTTGCAGGAATTTTTGACCAAGAAGAGACCTATGTTAAATTGACAATTGAATCAAATGGTACAATTGCAAAAGAATTCTTCTTTAAATTCGTAAAAGGTTATAAGACATTTGATAATATTACATATGTTATTAACCCAATTACGAAAGATAAGATTATTTCAGGTGGTGTACTAATTGAATTAGACCCAGAAACTAAAGAACCTAAAGTAAGCGAATTCCGTTCACAACAAATTAATTATGTGACACAATCATATCAATCAATGAATACACCAATTATCACATCTAACCAAGTATTCTACAGTGAACGACCTAAATTTATTTTCGCAATTACACCACCACATTTGCAACAATATCAAAAACATATTTTGATTATTATCAAGCAAATTATTGATGAAATTTATGCGAATTCATATGTTACTAAATCAACACGTAAACCTATTATTGGTACACGTCTAATGCTTGAAGAATTTGGTAATATCCGTTCTGGTGAAAATGGTATCCCGAATATTGATACAATTACATCTATCGCATTGGGTCAAGATGTTCAAATCACATTTGTACTTCAAAGTTTCCAACAATTACGTTCAGTATATGGTGAAGATATTGAAAAGATTATTCGTGCAAACTCATCAAACACAATTTTCTTGAAGTCTAATGACGAAGAATTAGTTAATGAATTAGTACGTCTATCTGGTACAAAACACGAATTCCGTGTTAAATCTAAATCAGTATCTCGTAAAATGGGTGACGTAGTGACTATTTCGGAACCAATCATTAACTATTCTGGTGAACATGTGGAAACAACAGCCTTGACAGCTAATGACCTCTTATTCTTAGCGGGACCATCACCGGGTAACTCAATTACATTCTCATCTGGTGAAATGCCAATTGTGAACAAATTAGAAACAATTACACCAATGGCTGCTGGACTACATAAACACTTACCACAGCCGGTAACCGGTCAATATTCAGACTCAACAATGCCAAGTACAAGTAGTAATGATGGATTTAACTTCTTAGATAACGTTATTGACGGTGAAGGACTTGTTAATGCTCGTGTGCAACAAGCTAAAATCGCAAAAGAAGTGAAAGCTACAATTCTCGAAATTGCAGAGAAAAATAACATAACTATCAATGAGCGTGATGGTGAGTTGGCGAATATTATGATGAATATTGTGTATGAAAAATATGATTCAGATAGTGGTCAAACCCGTCAAACATTAGCTGAACCAGTTAAATATCACGAAGTCGCTAAACGTATGTGGGATAATGTATTAATTATCAAAGATGCAAACGCTGCAAAAGATGCAAAATTATCTGCAGCTAATAGCTTACGTGAAGATTTAGTACGATTAGCTATGGATAAAGATTTAGCTGATTTAACATCTTTATATAAAGATAAGCCATCATCTGATATTCCAATCGGATATGACCCTATTTCTGTATCATCATTCATCGCTAAATTTAAAGCTAAATATCCAGCACCTGAACGTATTAAGGTGGAAAATGTTGATGTGTTCGATAACGCCAAGAAAATAGCAAATTATCAAGAATATGACGATGGTAATTCATTACCATTTGACCCTTATAATATTCATTATACAGACGCCTTAGAAGAAGTTATCTTAGGACTTATCGATGGTGAATATGATGATATTACAGGTGTTGATGTCGATGTGATTGATGATAAAGGTGTTGAAAGCTATAAGATATCAGTTGGTGGAACACCAATAGCATTCTTTAGAGCCGTTGGTGATGAATATGATGTTCAATATATGGTTAAACCACCAGTATTAGCCAAATTAGTAGCCGAAAATTCTATGTTATTGAATTATATTCAATCACTATTGAATGATAATTATTAAAAAAAAAGAGCTGTGTAAAGCTCTTTTTCTTGTTCTAATGGCTTATCAACTAAATCTTTGAAATCATCAAATGTTAAGCCTATATCCGTAGTCAATTCTGTATCAGCTAACGATTATCAAGTTCTCGTTTATATAAGTGTTTTGTCATAATTGGATACCGTTTTCTATTTTAATGTTGTCAGCTAGTGCATCAATATCTATAAAATCAGCTTTAGATACGCTTGTTGGTATATTTTCAAACTCACATTCAGAAATCAACTCTTTAGCAATGTTTTTACCAACACGAGTCATAAGTTGTTTACGATGAATCCAATCTTCACCATTAATCTCACGGAAAACTGCATCTTTTAAATTAGAATCAATATCCAATTTTGCAATATCTTGTCGTGAGTAGTTTTTATATTTATTATGAGCTTTGTAGACATCATCCACGAAGTCTTTTAATTTTGATTCAAATTTATCAATTTCGATAAATGCTTGAGGACCTTTATGTTGATTCTTAAAAGCAATAAAGTCATCAAGGTCATCATTAATAAACATGTCAACATAATCCCTAACTTTTTTACTTGTTAGAGGGTCGCCAAACAACTTATCACCAATTACATTTTTTTGTTCAAACCAATAATCAGTTTTGAACTTGATTAAGTTGCCATAATCATTACGAGCAACAAACCCTTCACTTGTTTGATTGGTTTTTTGATATTCAAACAACTCATCAGCCGTCATTTGTTTTGCATCAACTAGGTCTAAATCAAATTTATTAGCAATATCTTTTAAATCATCATATGATTTGATTGGAGCATTAAAATCACGTTCTCTTGCTCCAATTAATGTCCAATGTTCTTCATCATACGGGATAACAATCAAGTTCTCAGGTGATGTATATTCAAACATTAATGACAAATTATTTTCAATCAGGTATTGTTTTAATTCATCACTTTTATCTAACGTATTGAAATATTGTTCACTTATCTTAGAAAAGTCAGTATTAGTAGATGAACTTGTTGCCGCAACAAATTCACCATTATGCACACCTAATGAAATAAATGTACCATCAAGCTTTTCATACACATCTAACACATCTGATTGGATATGAGCACGTTGCTCAATAAAGTCATTATCATATGTTTGAATAAATGTATCATCATCTAACCATTTACCATATGAATCAATTTGTTTGTAGTTAAAGAATTTTTCAAACCCAATAGTAATAATATTACTATCATTATCAAGAGTTAAACCACGAGCATTGCGTAAATTTTTGTCGGTAAAATCAACACCACCATGTAGATATTTAATTGTATGCAGATTTTTATCCCAATTGGACGATACAGTGACCGTTTCACCAGCAGGCTTAACATAATCAGATAGCAATGAGTCTCTATCAATTTGTAGCAGATTAGAATATTTATCGAAAATATCAGGTTTAAACACTCGTGATTGTGAATCAATTTTTGCAAATTCTGTTGCTAAATTAAGCACATTATCATTAATATGATAGTTATTAATCACTTTTTGAGAGAACCCATTATGTGCTTGCATATGATATTGAATAGCTTCAGCAATATCTAACGTATGCTGTGTTAAATTATCTTTATTACGAATTAAATAATACACGGCACCCACATTTTCATGTTTTGTATAATTATCATGTTCACCATAAATAGACGCGATATATCGTGATGCAATATTATTTGTGGATTTAGGTTGTCTACAAATAGCTTTACCCAAATCATGATGTGTGGCAATTTCTACCAAATCATCTTTATATTCACTTTGTGAAGCCTTAGCCCCATCAATAGTCATCTGAATATGTTCCCGTAACGTTTCATCGTGATATGGTGAATTATGAGGTTCATTAATACGATGATTTATTTCAGCTCGATATTCCGAAATATCAGGAGCATTAATTGTAAAGGAATCACAATCGAGCCCAACACGTGGGATTTGTAGACTACGATACATTTCTAATATTTTAGACTCAGGTACAAATTCTCGACCTTGCCGTTGACTATTTTGTTCAACAATCTGGTCATACGGTTTATGTAGTACATCAATAACCACTTCATATTGCCCTTTTGTATCCCAACTTTTTATATGATTATAGATATTCATACGACGTTTACGTCCCAAATTGGTTGCGTCATAATAAATATCAGCATCAGAATTCGATTTAATCGCCATTTTCAAGCGACTAAACATTTCTTCAAAAACATCACCCTTATTACCTAATGGTGCTAATTCACCATGTAATTCTTTTTGAATCACATCACTAGAAATGATGATATCATTAGTACTTTTATTATCGTTAATAAATGTCGATTTACCTACACCAGCTGGACCACTGAGAATATGTATTTTTTTCATTTTTAGCACCTTTCATTTACTTATATCTATATTATAACATAAAACTATTAAAAAATCAAGTTATAAAACATATGACTTGACAAATTACATGAAATATGATATAATAGATATATAGTAAGATGAAAGGTTAATTGCTCACATTTGAGTATTATTCAATCAATGAGTTATAAAGTTTATAAAGATAGTCATCTGTTAGGTGAATATGAAAGTAAAGCGGAAGCCCGCATGATTATGGAAGAATCAGCAAAAGACCATGTACGACGTCATATGTATGCTGATAGGTACTTGGTCGATGTTATTGTACATGATGATAAGATTGAGTTCAAGCCTGTGGGTGAAATTATTCGCGAAATATTCGAAAAACAAAATCAACAAGAAATGATTAAGTTTTATTTTCCAGAATTGCGTATCGAGCATGTTTGGTTACCCTATGTAGTAAAAACATTTGCTTTTGATACAACCGAACAACTTAATATGTTTTTAACATATGAAAAAGTGGATTCAAATGCTATTGTTAGCATTGATAATAAAACTTTATATTATAGAGTAGAGGATTTTAGTCAAGACCGATAAATGTCATTGTGACATTTTTATTTTGAGGATTTATAATGGATAATAAAAAACAAAAAAGAAATTGGATAATCCCAGCAATTTCAATTGCTATGATAATTATTGGTGTTCTATTTATGTGTAATAAACCAATACGAAATAAAGTTATAGCACATAAAGTGAATCAACATCAAATCACAAAAGTTCCAAAAAAGACCTTACAACAGAACCAAGACGCGCCCGCAACATTTGATGCGAGTGATGTTGAGCCTATTTCAACAGATAACATTATAGCAAGCCAAATATCTCAGCCAAGTAAACAGTCATTTTTGACCGTAGCTGGTATAGCAATTCCAGATTTACGTATGAATCTGCCAATTTACAAAGGCATGGATTCAACATCATTAATGTATGGTGCTGGTACTATGAAGGAAAACCAAGTTTTAGGACAAGGGAATTATGCACTTGCTAGTCATCATGTGTTTGGCTCTAATGGTGCAGGTCTATTATTCAGTCCATTAGTTAATGCTCAAGCTGGTATGAAAGTATATGTCACTGATACAGATAAAATTTATATATATGAGATTACGAAAAAGTTTGAAGTAGAACCAACACAAGGTGATGTTATTAATGATACCGATGACCCAACGCTAACATTAGTTACATGTACCGATTTCCATGCTCAAAAACGTACAATTGTACAAGCTAAATTAGTTAGTGAAGAACCATATGAGTCATCCAGCTCTAAAGGAGCTTTTAGCTATAATTATTCTATCCCATGGTGGTAATAAAAAAGAGCTATTCGCTCTTTTTATTATTGTTCCAAACCGTCAGGTTCAAGACCTTCAAAGTCAGCGGCTGTTAATCCAGCATCTTCAGCAACGGGTTCAGCTTTCACAACATCTTCAGAATTTTGAACATCTAAAAGTTCAATGTTGTATTTACCATCTTGTGACCAGCTTTTAACCAACTTATCAGCAGCTTCTTGAGCTGATTCTAAGTCAACAACAGACTTGTTATTAAGTTCAAAAGTGCTTTCTTTGCCTTTACTATTACGATATGTCATAGTAAATTTAGGAGCTTCTGGAGCTGGTTCAGGACGTGTTACTTCATTTTCAAACACAACTTCTGCACCATTTGGTTCAACAAGTTTACCATCAGCAATTTGTAAATCACCAACCGGCGATAATTGAACGTCAACTAATTGAACATTACCTTTACCTTGTGACCATTTTTCGACAAGATTTTCAGCAAATTCTTTTGCTGAATCAGCATCTTTGACAGAATTAGATTTCAATGCGAATTCTTTTTCTTCACCTTTGCTATTCAAATATGTCATTTTATATTGTGGTGTCACATCTCCAAGCACTTTATCAGCATTTTTAGCTAAAGAATTAAGAGCTGTTTGAGTCTTAAATCCGCGATTAAGTAATTCTACTTTATCTTCTTTAACTTGGAAGTTAACCGGTTCAACTTCAGATACAGAACCATCACGGTAAATATTCGCAACTTTTTGGCCACGAGCAACACCGTCTTCAATTGATTCAATATGCATCAATGCTTTGTTATAACCATCTGGTGCTACAGCAAAACGGTTTGTATCACCTTTCATAGCAACACGTGACTCTACAAATTGTTCAGCCGGAATACGATTTTCATATTCATGACCATCACCTTTAGCAAAGTCTGGATTTTCTTCAATAACACGTGCTACATAATTTTGGAAACTACGTACAGCCTCATGGTCAGTAGTAGCTTCAGCAATATTAGAAACAATAGGGTCAACATCCATATCGATGACAATTGCATCACCATCAATACGAGCCCCTGATACTTCATTTTCACTCAATTCTTTATAATCCAATGTAACATTACCAGCTGGGTCAACAGTGGCTAATGTTGTTGCCATTGAATCGGCTAGAGCATCACCATCATCTAAACGAATCAAGCGTGTTTTGTTGTCCATTGTTCCAATTAATCCGTAAGGCATTTTTAATTCTCCAATATTAAATTTTTATTTATGTTTATAATGCAAATGGGGCTTCTGATGTTTGTTCAGTTTCTTGTAAACTTGCAAAATCAGCAGCAGTTAACCCAAAGTCATTATTTTCTTCAGCCTGTGATTTAGTTTCCGATTTACCTAAATCTTTTAATTCTTTCACATCATTATGTGTGAATGTGATATTTGGTTGTTCTGATTGTAAGAACACTTCCCCATTAGGGTCAGCCATAATAGGTTCATTAGTTGGCACTTGTTTTGCAAACCCCGTGAACGGTTTCTCGAAACCTTGACCACCTCGATTAAAAAGTTTATCATTATTATCATCCATATCAAACGGATGTGTCGGTTCATATAGAGGTTTATTAAATTCGGTATTGATATCACCAATAAGTGTCTTATTAAGTACAGCTGGTCCACGATGTTTAAATTCTACCTTTTCAGAATCAGGTTCTTTAACAAACGCAGGTGTATCAAGCCTTGGTGTTGTATCAGTTCTTACAGGTTCATCGATATCACCATCATACACATTGTCATTATTAAGAAGTGCATTATTCTTATTCTCATTCAAGAATGAATATTCACCTTCAACATTAGACATCACAGCATCAGCCCACTCAATTTTGTTTTGCGCATCAATGTATGTATCAATATCATTTGTTGCCTGTTTCAAATCTTGAGTCGCTAAGTGAGTTTCCATAGTTGGTTCACGTAATGCATTAAAGAACGCAATAGCACCAACTTTAGGGTCAAATCCATAACGAGTTCTATAGGCTTGTGCATTACCAATTACATCAGTTGGTTCTTTTTTATTATCTAACACATCTTTGACGATTTCTTTGTTTTGGTCATCAAGAGACATATACCATTCAGCAAATCGATTCAACGCTTCTTCTTTATCACCATTTTTCAAAGCTTTAATACTTCGATTAATAGCTTTACCAGCTTGTTTACCGGCTAAAGAATCAACATCTTTATCTGATACAAGGCTATTAGATACCGTAGCTTCTGGTACTTTTGTACGAACACCTTTCGCTTCCGTAGCTTCAGGTACCGTTACATGAACACCTTTATCAGCTCCATCATGTAATTTTGTAGAATCTTTAGAACTTGTATCAGGTTCACCTTCAAGATGTAAATGAGCTTTTGGTGGTTGAGCTTCAGGATTAGTCATTTCACCAAAAGCAACAGCTTTACCGTCAGACGTTAACGCAATTTTGTTTTGAATTTTATTAGGTTCTGATTGTGTCACTTTTGCTGTATATTTAGGTTCTGATGGTTTAGATGAGTCATCAGATATATTACCACGGTCATTAAATGCTACATTATCATTTAGACTACGAGCATCCGCAATATTCTCTGTGGCATTTTTTGCACGTCTTGAAAATTCAGCTTCAGGAGCTACATCTGGTAAATCATTTTGAATATCATTTGTAAAATCATTGGATTCATCAGATACAACATCTGGATTTAGTTTATCAGCAAAACGGTTTAAGCGCTCTGCCATCGAGCGACGGCCATTTTCAACAGTATCTGAAGCTTTTTCTTTAATAGCAGCACTTGCAGCAACACCTTTATCATATACCATTGCTCCAGCGCCAACCGCCATTGTGGCTCCATTCACTACAGCTTGTTTAGCTTCATTATATTTATCCAACACCGTTTCTTTAGAGTTATGATAACGTTCGACAATCGCTTCTTTCATAGCTGAATATCGGTCAGATACTTTGTTAAAGAAGTTATTCATACGTTCTTTATACATATCACGTTTCAATGCAATATTATCTCTAACTGATTGTAAACGTTCAGTAACAGCATCTTTTGTTCGACCAGATACTTCCATAAATTTGTCTGATAATTCTTGAGCTTTATCTTTACTCTTATCATACAAATCAGAGGCTTTTTGTCTTGTGTCATCATAAATCACGTAACTTGTTACAGCAACGGTTTCTGCAACGTTACGAGCATTATCAGCAGTTTGTCTACCAACATCTCTAACAGTATCACCCAAAGTTGGACCATATTGTTCACGATATTTTTGGCGGTCAGCTTCTTTTTTAGCTCGACGACCAGCCGTATAGGCTCTTAAACTACTCATAATACCACGACTTTTTTGTCTAGTACTAGCCATAGAATCCACCTTTCATGCTTCTATTATAACATAAAAACGATACTTTGTCAAGTACCGTGTCACACATTAAATAAGTTATTCATATTCGTATTAAATGTATCCATCATCAAGATTAACTTTTGTAAGGACAAATCATTTTGAACTATTTTATTTAAAATACCAATTGGCACCATAAACGTTAACAATGATTCACCCATAGGTTCAAATACACAAAAACATTTATTATGATAACAAAACTCTATTGTCAATGTGTCATCGAATACAATCATAGACATATTAGGCGTTACAACACGTTTTTTCATTAAATTATTTAATACATCAACAAACACATCCGACCAATGCTTACGATATAATGTGAAATAATCAGGTATATATTTATCGTGCATTTTATTTACAAATGTTACAACGGCTATATCGGTAAACGAGAGTAACGAAATATCATCAATAGCTGGATGTTTCTTATATTCTAATATTAAATCTGAATAATCAGCAATCATATCAACAACATCTACTAGCTCAAGTAACAACATATCTAATCGTGAAGCCGCTTCAATACGTTCTGGCAACGATAAAGCATCACAAGCCATCATATCGCTGAAGGTTACTAATTTCTTTGAAATTTCAATTGGTTCATATTCCATAATATTATTATATCAAAAAACCACTTATTTGTCAAGTGGTTTTTAACTCTTACGATGCCGCAACATCACTAACATAATACGTAGTTACATGATTGACCATATTCAATTCAGCATCAGATGTTACATAAGCAAATGGCTTCTTATCATACAATAGAATTGTTGAATAAGTTCCATCATCTAATTTATAAGTTTCCATTGTTAACTTATCTTTATCTTTAACTTTAATTGTATCATTAATTGTTGGCAATTTACTCTTCAATTCAGTTTCAATCTTCTCAGATGTTTCATCTTTCACAACATCTACAGAATGTTCTGGTTTAGTTAATGAATAATCAATATACGATTTTGATGCATCATTAGGATAATATGTAACCATACCTAGTAAATATCCACCACCAACATTTGAAATGTCAACTTTATGTTCAGTTTTTGACGTAGAGGCTTCTTTATCTAGTTTTTCCTTTAAAGCATCCTCATAGCTAAGACTTTTAGATGATGATGACGCAGAAGATGATTTATTCGATGAAACACTTGTTGACGGCTTATTGTTATTAGTTGATGAATTAGACGTACGAGATGCCACAAAAGCTCCTAAAATTGCCACAGCAATTAGGCCAACAACACCTGAAATAATAACAGGTTTACGTTTATACCATTTAACTGTATCCGATAACTTAGAATCGTCGATATTATTAGGGTCCTCTGGAATAACAATAGCTGGTGCGTTATATTGAGTATCACTTAATTCATTAGTCACATTAAGTGGTGCAATTGGTTGTGTTGTTTGCTCAACTACAGGCTCAATTGGTTGTGTTGTTTGCTCAACTACAGGCTCAATTGGTTGTGTTATTTGCTCAACTACAGGCTCAATTGGTTGTGTTATTTGCTCAACTACAGGCTCAATTGGTTGTGTTGTTTGCTCAACTACAGGCTCAATTGGTTGTGTTGTTTGCTCAACTACAGACTCAATTGGTTGTGTTGTTAGCTCAACTACAGGCTCAATTGGTTGTGTTGTTTGCTCAACTACAGACTCAATTGGTTGTGTTGTTAGCTCAACTATAGGTTCAATTGGTTGTGTTGTTTGCTCAACAGGTGCAATAGCTACGCCACCGGGTTCTGTGTTCTCAATTGGAACAGTATTTTTATTTGCTAATCGAGCCTTCAATTTTTCAACAGCCGTCAATGGTTTAGCCGGTTCGACAACTTCACTATTTAATTCTTCAGAAACACGTTTGCTAGTTGCAAGCTCTTCAGACAATGAATCACTTAATGATTCAGATGTAGACATCGATTCAGAATCACTAGCACTAAAAAATTCGCTGTATTTTGATAAAATATCAGGCTTTTCGGAAGCTTGTGCTTTTTGTTCTAATAGTCGTTTATGTTCTTCTTGTCTTGCAATACGTGCTTGTTGCAATTTCTTCAAATTCGCAACTTTATCTTTAAGTTCATCACGAGATGATGTATTAATATTATCTTTGTTAATTTTCACGTTATTAAATCTCCTCAAAATTAATTAATTGTGTACCATATTTATTGCATAGGTGCTTAACTATATGATAGGAAACGACTCCAATATCATGTCGATTATTAATAAAGATTTTATCAATACGACCATCTGTAATGTCTCCCATTAGTTTATCTAATTCTGGACGCTCATGTGCTTCATTATCATTAAATTCTGTTCGAATTTCAAAGTTTACTGGATTGAATTTTACAGCTTTCAGACTTAACGTATTAGCTGCATTTTGCACTTGCTTTGGTGATATACCACGAACATATCCAACACTATATCTATTGGATGATAATAAACCTTGGTCTTCTAAAAATGTCATCAGTGCATCTCGTGGAATTAGTCTGATATTCGAACTAGAACGTATATGATTAATTTTACCACTATCACAATATCCTTGTATTGTACGAGCATGCAAGCCAACTATTTTAGCAACCTCACCTGTCTTATATACTTTTTTTGTGAAATCGTCAGGCTTATACATAGTAACCTCATTTCTTTTATCTTTATACTTATTATAACATATTTTTTATATCTTGTCAACCCCAAATTGTAAATAAAGTAAATAAATATAAATAATATTATTTAATCTATAATATTATTATATCACACTAGTCATAAAAAGTCAACCCCATAAGTCAATAAAGTACATAATCGTAAAATAATAGCACATAATATTATTGACAGGCTATTGACATTTATTGCAAAATATGATATAATAATATTGAAAGGATTATATATGGCAACAGAAATCAAAGACCGTATTACTGTAACAGTACCAAAACGGTTAAAACGTCGTTTGAAAACTGTAGCTGATGATAAAGGGTTAAAATTAAACGATATTGCAATAGCTGCGTTTAATGATTATTTAGACCGATTAGACGCTCACTACAGTTCTCCTGACTTAGTCGCAGACCGACTAGCCCAAGTATTAGTTTCCCAAATGGCAATGGCACAAGAGTTGGAAGCAATATCAATGAAAGTGAGTGAATTAGATGACCGATTATAATTTCACAGATGATATGTTAGATTTAGATGCGATTGTACAGAATATTAAACCTAATATCCTAACACCATCTCTTCCAGATATTGTTTCAGTAAGTAATGAAAAAAAACCAAAACTTATTGCTGGAATTATTGTACGGCAATTACATAAAAATCTGACCAACCCAGTAACAAAGGATATACTTCATAAAGGAAAAATTCACAAAATTAAATATTTTGATATTGAACCACTAATTACGGGTGTTTGGCCGGTAGTCAGCCTAATGATTTTACAACTATCATACGGTGAGCAAGTAACTATTATTGAATCGTTATATCCAGAAAAAATACAGTTAACAGCCAAAGCTTTCGCTATAAATTTCACACCAGATGTATCTACAACAAACATTCAAATTGAAAATGATACTGAAATAACAGATAAACTAGATTCGGCTAATGCTGGTATTGCTACTATAATTAGTATGTTAGGTGGTCAAGGTTATAGACCACCTCATCCAGACCGTGTGAAACAATCATTAACAAATATGCATGATTTGGTAACGATATCCCGTGATAGTCAGCAATTCGCCGATGCAACAAAACGAGCATTTGATGCTGCTAAGCATAAAGATAAGGAAAAATGATAGTTTACAATAAAACAAAAATTCATAACAATACATGTAACTACAGAACACGAAGTGGGTCCTAAGCAGTTGAAACTATTATACCACATCATATTCAATCAGCTGAGGTTATTGATACATTTATTGGTATAAAACAATCTATAACAGAATCGTATGAGTCTATACAGGATTTATCAAATAATTTAAAAGATAACATCAGCACGGCTAAACTAGATAAACAAATTGACGACATGTTATACTTGTTGACAAAAAACAAATACGTATACCAAGCAAATTTAAAACTACAACAAAGATACCTCATAAATTGACTGCACAAAATTTAGAACAAACCGAATCACAATATTCCCATCATATCATGGGATATGATAACATATACAAACGAAGTTCCTGTACAGATTATTACAATTGGACAACAACACATGCGGCCGCATCATTCACAGAAGACTGCGATTATATAAACCCAAACCTATTAAAGGTTCTCATTCAAAACATTTAACGGTATCTTATCAAATAATAGTATTAATATTAAAGAAAAGAAGTGATTATTTCACTTCTTTTTCTGTATTATCAATATCAATATTTTCAGCAATTGTGTCAACATCAACAGATGAAAGATTAACAGGTTCAATACGGTCATCACCATCATACACTTCTGTTAAGATATCATCTAATGCTGTTTGAAGTTCAGCCTCACGTTTCTGTTGTTCTAACAATTTTAAATAAACATCCACATATGGGGTGTCAATAATCACATCTTCTACAGCTTGTGCATGAGATTTTTCCGATTTTGAAGGTATCAACTCATTTTGAGTTGGTATCACATTGGGTAGTCGTGTTAGTGATAAATTTCGGTCTAATTCAAATGCCAACTGATTGAATGACGATTCTTTAATAACACCTTTTTCTTCATACCCTCGTTTACGTGCCAATTTCGGGTGATTTTCATATACTACAGCATGAACATGTAAGTGTAACGTATCATGTTGAATAGCTGCTACCATACGACCATCATTATAACCCTCATTGTCAACTAGTGCTTGAATACTATGTCTAACAGCGTGTCGTAATCGAACATCATCATAATTATATTGATAATCACCTTTGCTTGTTATATCGACGTCATCAGGGACAATACCTTGTTCTACTAAATAATCTGGGTCAAATGATATAACCATTTGCTGAATTGCTCTGTCACCTTGTAAATGTAAGTCTTGAATATGTTCGGCTAGGTGTAACGTTTCGTCTCTACTAATAGCTGTAGAATCTAAGGTGAACGCTACACCGTCACCCTGAACGGGCACTGTATTTGGGTCTGGCAAATATGCCATAGATTTATCAGTAGCAGAGTCCCTAGATACATAATCAGCTACAAAAGCACCGGCATCTTTACCTCGTGAACCGTTAATATTAAATTGTGATTTAACTACAATATTTCTATTTCGACCACTAATCATATGTATCTCCCCTATTTTATACTATAAAAAGTGACAATTGTCACTTTATAATAGTTTGTCATAAATTTTCTCGAATAATCGAATAGCAATTTCAACCCTCAACGCTGAGTCATGTGTTGCTTGTAATGCGTTAGATACAACTTGTGTAGCAATATCTTTTGGTACATTATGATGAAGCACCGCATAATCAGATACATCAGATATACTTGTGAAGTTTTGAGCACGCATATCATCAATTCTCGTTTTAATAATATCTTGCTTATTATTTGATATATTTGGAGCATCATTCGCAGGTTCATCAATGAATGGCGGTTCTTCAACGGGTTCTGATGGTAATTCATCAACTGGCTCAGGTGTAAACACAGGAGCTTCGGAAGCGTCTTTGAGAGTTACAGGTTCTTTAACCATATTTAATTTATCGAGTTTTTCTTGCTCACTTCGAACAGCTTCTGTATTAGCATCAAGCATCGCTTCAACCATTGCTTCAGACACACCCGGTGGTAAATCAACCTCTTTTTGTGGTGGTGTTAAATCGGCAACAACATCTCGGAAAAGTCCATGTTCTAGAACTTTACCTTTGAAAGATGAATCATTATAATGTTTTTTTGTAACAGTTAGATTTAAAAGACCAAATGATTCATCAAATAATTTATCTGTTGCTGGAAACAAGACCAAGCATGGTTTCTCTTTTAAATCTGATTTATAACATAAAATAGTATGCTTTTGAATACCAATAACGGCATATCCCAATAAGGGTGATGAATTTTGCAAGTCAAGCTCAAATCCAATAATCCCATCATCGTCTCTTAAATATCCCAAGTCTTCTTCAATCATTAATCGTCGAAACAAAGGGTCTTTTGCTGATGGGTCGATATCTTCAACTTGTGATTTAATATCCATTTTTAATTATTCCTATTTCCAGAATTACTTGTTGATTGTGTTGTCTGAGCTTTATTTGCTTTTTCTTCTGCATCAGACAACTTTTTAGTTAAGTCATCAATTTGTTGTTGTAATGACTGATTCTTATTTTTCAAATCACTATTTTCAGATTGTAGTGATTTATTAGCATCACTCAAAGAATTAACTTGATTAGTCGCTTCTTCTTGTACTTTATTAACCGATTCATCAATTCGAGCTTGTATTGATGCTTCCGTAGCAGCTTTTGCTTCTTCTTGTTCTTCTTTTTGCTTTTCTAATTCTTTACGTTTTTCTTCTTCTTTATTTTCCTTTTCCGTTTTTTCCATTGATTTTTTCTTATTCTTATAAGAACCATCTAAAACGGCTTTGGCTGTCTTATCTTTATCCGATTTATCACCATTGATTTTTTCTGAAACAGGTTGAACTGAATCAGCAGTTCTATGGTTATTCATTAAGCTAGTGATTGCACCAGCCCCGATACCTACAACAGATAACCCAATCATCACACCAGCAATAAGCTGTTTTCTACGTTTTTGTGAAGCTTTTTTTCTCTTTTGTGAAAACGTAGGCAAATCCCCAATCGGGGGTACTTCTGAACGTAATTGTACGGATGCATTAGATTTAGTATTATCATCCGTTTCATCAGCAAAGTCCTGAATTTTGGACAAATCTAAAGTTTCATCTAAATTTTCGTCCATTAATTTTTTACCAAAGGCTTTAAATTTATCAAACAATTTATTTTTTTCCTTTCAAAATAACAACGCCATCGAGAGCTCGTGTTTCAAAGCATCCAACACTTCTAGAATCTTTAGAAACATCTCTATTATCACCTAAAACAAAATAATGATTTTTAGGTACAGTTATTGTATATGATGATTTCTTATATGTTTTAATCAACTCAGATTTCAAATAAGGTTCATCATATCGTTTATCATTGATATATAAATCACCATTAATAACGGTTATAACATCACCAGGCATACCAATGATTCGTTTAACAATTTGTTTTGCATCACCATCATCAGTAAGACGTTCAGTAAATGTTGCAACATCAAAACGTTTCACTTTTTCATGACGTTTTACCAGCACAATTTGCCCAGTATGAAGTGTTGGGTCCATTGAATGACCATCAATTCTAGTCAATGTAAAATTAAAATTAAACAGCATAAATACTAATACAATAATACTAGATACTATAATAGTAATCCATGGCGTTTTGGATTTTTTAATTGTATAAACGGGTTCTCTACCGTCATCTAAATTTAACGAGCTTAGTAATTGTTCAGAACGTTTTTTATTATAGTCCGTCATATTAACCTTTATGTCCACCATAACGACGATGGCTCGTTTCTTTATATTTAACAATCGATTCTAATACATCTTCATGATTTTGTTCACGAATTGCAGAATCTAACATATCATCAACCTTATCAGGCTCTACATATGTAGCACCACCAAATTTTGCTGATAAAACGGCTTCTAAATGATTAATAGTATCTTTACTAACTTCAGGTTCCATACTATTAATATTATGCGTATCATCATCAACTTCTGATGAACTTACAGCAACCTCAGATTTTTCAGGAACAAGTGGTGTATTCCAAATAGCAACTTCACTTACGTTTGTAGAGATACTTTCACTGGCAGATTCAGACGTACTAATAGATGTACTTTCACTAACAGACTCCGATATGCTAGCTGATATACTTTCACTAGAATCAGTCGCTTCAATAGGTGCAGCTGTTGCAGTACCCGGTAACGCGGTTTTATAAATAATTGCACCTGTTTTTGTGTCCTTATATGCACGTGATTGGAGTTTTTGCAAGCGTTTAACGGCATACTCATCACCACATTCAAAGTCATCGGCTAATGTCTCATTTAATATATCAGATAATCCATTGAGCACATATGGAAGTATACACCATGCAATGATTGCTACTAAAAATAAATTTGGAGCTGGAATATAATTATAATATGGACCATATAAATAGACTAAAAACGCTACTACACTAGTTCCAAAAAGTGATTTAATCATCTTTGATACTGACCCTAATACAATACCAGCACATAAAATTCCGAACATGAGAATTGGTAAAAATACCATTATAGCTGCGGAATTAAATTGAAGAAAATCTTCAACATTAGGTTTAAATAACGCACCATTTTCAATTGAATAACCAGCCGTTGCTAAATATGCGATATAAATAAATGCATGTACTAATACCGCAGAAACTATAATTTTTGAAACACTTAACACACCTTTGAAAAATGCTACAGTGGTGTCAAGAATATTAATTTTAGAAGATTGTTCCATATGTCAAACCTTTCAATATTTTACTATATTTATATTATATCACATTTTTGTATATTTGTCAAGAGTATTCAATTAATCGGCAGCAAAACTACTCATGTCACCATAGACTTTCTGGAATTGAATTTGTTTGGACCCAACCATATAATTTCCAGTAAATGCAACAATCTTATCATCTTTAATCATATTCGCTGTAAATTGCAGCACACGGTCACTATTACTACGCACAACTTTAATTGAATCTTGTGAAAGAGTGTATCCCAAACCACTTAATGTTTTCAATGTTTGTAGTGGATAAATATCACTAGGTTGTGTTCCCGCATTAAAGTCAGGCTTAACCGTATCCATTGCAATAGTGCTATCAACCGCATGATTAACAACATCTTTTACAACTTGAGTATCTTGGTCTGATGCGAGTTCATCAGCACGTTCTAAACTAGCATCAGCTTGTTTCTCATAGTTATCTACAGGAATTTCTGAAGAACTAGTTGAACTAGATTCTTTTGTAGAGCTTGACTCTGTATCAACATCTTCCACTTGCTTAATAGCTTTTTTCTTTTTAGGTTTAGTTTGTTCAACTTTAGGTTTTGTAGGAGTATTATCCTTTGGCTTATTCGTGACCATTACAATACCCCCAACAATAGCAACAGTTAAGCCACCAATAATAAACCATCGTTTAATTGGTGAATCTGATTTTGTATTATTTTTCTGTTTTGTCATTACGACACCTCATAATTTTATCTATACTTCTATTATATCATAAAATTAACTATTTGTCAATAGAAAACAACCTTATTGTTGTGTCACAACCGTCAGTAGCAAATCATCACCAGCATTTTGGTCGATAGGTGAATTATCGACAACCGTACTTTGTGGAATATCAGGAAACCAGTCTGGAAACGCATTTTCAGCACCTGACAACAAAGCCACAGTCATAAGTACCACGATTAGTATTGTAATAACAGTAACAACACCGATTGAATTATTTTCATATACTACCTACTTTCTAGCTTAATTATATCATATATTCACAAGATTGTCAAGGTTATAAAAAAAGGGCTAAGCCCTTAATATTATTGAGATTTAGCATCTTTATTAGATGTGAATCCAACCGCTGATGGGTCATAGAATTCAAAGGCATCTTTTTCCATACCACTTTTAGATACATAACGATAGTTATATGTACAATTTTCACCAGGAGCAGATTGACCAGAATAACCAGTATAATTTTGTTCGATGATTAAGATATCACCATTTTTAAATACGTGAGATACCACACCCGTATGACCGGCAGATGTTTGTCCACCTGATGAGAACGCTGAGCCAGCATGTGGCGTTTTTGAGCGACCTTTATCACCAAATTTTGAAGCTAAGTTTCCAACAACGGCAACACCATCACCCAACTGATTGTCAAAATTTTGACCGTCTTTTTGCCATAACACGTGCATAAGTGACGCGGTTAAATTGGTACATTGGTTACCCGCCCACCACCATGAACCGGCATCATTATATTTCATACCCATTGATTCAGGATTTAAGGCATATTCTTTCAAATCTGATGGTAAGTCTTTTGGTTTCCAGGCTTGGTAATCATTGTAGTTAACCTCACCAGTACCGTCTTCAGACCAACCATTTCCTCCACCACTAGAGTCATTATTATCACATTTATCTTTAGATTTCTTATCAGAACTTGATGAACTTGCATTGCTACCATTACCAGCACCATCACCTTTACCAAAGTGACTCTCAAATTTCTTAGCATCAAATTTATGTTTAGAACCTTCAAACATATCATATGCTTTTTGAGCATCCGCTTTTTTCTGGTCTTGATGAATATACGCTACATTACCACGTTCATAAGCCTGCCATGCTAATGTTGCACTTTGGGGGTCTGTTTCTTCAGCCATTTGTCTAAAGCTACGGTTTTTACCTGATAAGTCCATTGAGGCATTCCAGTCACCAGCAGCAACGGCTTTACCAACGAATTCATTCATTTTATCGGCATCTTCCCAGTCATCACTACCCAATGGAGCATATTTCGTATATGGTGTAAACTGATAGATACCACCACCGGCTTCAGTTGTATAATAAGATAACCCTGTAGGTACGACACCATATTTAATCGAGTTAGTTTTAATATCACTACCATAGTGACCTTCAGCACGACCAATCATTGCGAAACCACCTTCAGAGTTAACCCAACCAACAATACCAGCCGCAGCAGCACCAGATAAGCCTTTATCAACCCATGAATCAAATACTTTCTTAGCGGTCTTATATGCGGTCGAGTCTTTGTTAGTCCAATCTGAATCAGCACCAGATGCCGAATCTGTACCACCTGAACTTGATGACTTATCAGATGACTTTTTATCATTTGGACAATTACCAAGAATAGCAGCAACTTCATCATCAGACATACCACCATACTCAGCGATGGATTCTTGCTTAATATCCACATCAAAACTAGTTTTCATTTTATCAGCACCATAAATAATAAGAACAACTAAAATAGCACCAACAATCCAACCAACGGGGTTAGATACAATAAAACTAAATAATGCAGATAATCCTTGTCTTGCTGCATTAGCAGCTACTTTAGCACCAGCTTTAAGCATTTTAGCTGCTTGTTTTGCCTGATTAGCTAACTTTTTAGCCTTTTTAGCTTTTCGATAAGCATCACGAGCTTCCTTATACATATCGCTGGAATCAGCCATTTTATTATCTAACTCTCGTCCAGCTTTTTTCGCACCTGCTTTTGCTAAATCTTTTGGAGCATTTTTCGCAGCATTGACTGCTTTATTTTTAGCAGCTCCAGCTGCTTTTTTAGCAGCTCCTGTAAATTTACTTACATCAGCCACAAAAATCCCCTTTCATTTCTTTTATACTTATATACTTATTATACCATAAATATTCATTTTTGTCAATAATGACAGCATACAAAAAGTAATGGACAACCCATTACTTAACTCCATCAATAAACGTCTCTGCCATTTTAGTAGCATCATTATCAAACTCAGACGTTTTAAATTTATAAACTCCTTGTTTGACTAACATGACAATTTCATTTGCAAAGTCATTCAACGACATTGTTTTTGAAATAAACAAACCTTTATTTTCCAATGGCTTGCCGATACGTTGCGATAATTGGGCTAACACATTATTAATAACATGATTAGAATAACATTCAACAACTTCTACATCCGCTGAATGGATATCTGCGATAGTTTCATCTTTAAATCGAGGGACCCCATCAAGTTTCAAAATAACAGGCACTTCATCAGGCTCTTCTGATAAGTACGTTGCTAGTTTTTGTAGAACAACGTTTTTAATATTACGTTTTGCATCACGAGCACCACCACGTTCAGTATCTGATGACGTTCGGTCTTTAACAATATACGGAATAATATCTTTTGATACAAAAATCTGCCTATCGGGTGTCCTCACAATATCAAGGTTAAAGTTTAATTCTTTCATAGCGATAGCTTCCATTGCACTTGTTGGCAACGGCTTGAATGGAACAATTTTATCAATACGACCCAAAACGGCAGTTTCAAAGACATCAGACTGTGTCAATGAATTATATACCAATTCAATATCAATTTCAGCATCAATATCACCAAATTGCTTAACGTGTTGATATACGTCAGAACCCAAGTTAGTTGTTAAATTAATAATATTACCCGAAAACGAAATAACACGGTTTGGATTATTTGCAGCGGTTAGACGTGCATCATCCAATACTTGTAATAGAATATTCATAGCTTCACGTGTTGATTTTTCAACCTCATCGATAAGAATATATCCATTTGGAGCAGACCATGCAGCCTGAGCCAAAGCATTCGCAAATTCAATAGCATCCTCTGGTCTAGAATAGCGTGACATATCAAAACGTTTAAGTGGAATACCAAGAGTTTCACTGATAATCTTAGCCATTTCAGTGTTATGAGTGACAATACCATTTGCTAACTGATACAAATGCTCATTATTGTCAACCATAATACAAGTCATAGGTACATATTTATCAAGCACTTTAATATCTTTAATTCCAATATAATCATAATTTTTCACACGTTGTTTTTCAAGAGTCATTGCCTTATATGCAATTTCTTTTTTACGAGTCAAATTAAAGAACAAATGCTTTTCTTCATTTGGTGATGAAACTTGAATAGTATATTCAACATTACCAGTAGATTCTCTGAAATATGAGCGTAAACTTGAACTATATCCTAATGAATACAACAATTGAATAACTTGATTTTTCAACTTTTCTGAAATAGTTGTAAACGATACTGGATATCTATATCCATCATCCACAATAGTACCATCAGTATCAAATAATCCACGAATCAATTCCCATCGCTGTTCAACTGACCCATATAAATATTCATTCGGAATACATTTAACATCTGATTTTTTATTATATAACTCATTAAAGTTGCCAACAATATCTCGTGTTTGAAAATATTTCGTAGAGCCTTTGGCACTCGGATTATAAAACTTCCATGTATAGCCCCAATCAGACTGCTTGACACCAGACGCACCAATTAAATCGCTAACACTATATATTAATTCTGAATCAGCTCCCGAAATGGAAAATGCAGATTCCGTCATACATCCATCACCAACAGCAACTCCAACAACGTATGGGTGTACTGTAAAATCCTTATTATCAAATTGTACAGCTCTATTATTCGGAACATAATAACGCATAGTTCCATCAGCTAGTGATAAGCCAGAATCCAACAATTGTTGCGATGTCATAACATTATCACCCGTTACTAATTTTTTCAATTTTTTATGTTTATGTGAATATACATCCCATAAATGTTCATCGGCAGAATCAACGAATCTACCATCACTAAATTCCACACGATATACTTGCTTATCACCCTGTGGGAACACACCAGTAACTTTAGTTGGTCGACCTAATCGGTCATATACATAATCACCAACTTTAATATCACCATGTCTCATTAACTGTTCAACACCATCACGAATGACATAGATTTCGGTATTATCATCTAAAGCTTTACCAACCCCTGTACTACCAGTTGATAAGAATGACGATTTCGGGCGAGTTGGGTCATTAAACCCTGTTAATGACAATTCCAATAAGGAGATAACCGCCTTAACAGCCTGATTCTGATTTAAAATACCTTTATGTAAAGCTTCCTTAATTTCAGGTATTGATACTTTATTATCAATATCAATACCATAAGACCGTTGAATAACTCGATTTAACATTGGTCGAGACAACGGATATTCTGAGTCGACATTTAATTCTTTTGCTGTATAATATTCACGTTGTAACTCCCCACCTTGCATAAACTCAATTTTAGTAATATTACCAACAACATTAAGTAAAATATCGATAGATGCACGTGGTTGTGAGTTCGAAATCAAAATTTGTTTGGACGTATCATAAATTTCACCAAACACTTCTGGGTCTGCTAATTCTAATACGCCATATTGTTTCGCACGACTTTTAAGAATATTAATAACAGCTTCACGAGGTAACTCAGGTAATGTTATACGTAGCAAACGTTGGTCTAGCGCTCTATTAGGGGCAATCCATTCATCATATTCTTCAAAAGTAGTAGCCGCAATAACACGGAAACCATTATGAGCGGATTTTTCAAGAATTGGTTTTAACGCTTCTACCGCTGATGATGATACCATTGCAATACGGTGAAACTCATCAATAAATAAGACAACAATAATGTCATGAGATACAGCATAATCAGAAACTTGTGATACCAAATCCAGTAACCCATTAGCCATCTCAGTATCTTTATCACCCATTGAGTCCTTAACTAATCGTTCAACATCTACACTCAACACTAAATATTGTGTAGAATGTTCATCATATGTAAATCCTTGGATATAAGCCGTCTTACCAGAGCCTGGCTCACCTAACATAATAACATTTGCCTTTTCAGGATTACGTAATCCAAGACGTAATTCAGATGAATCACGACCTAAAATCGGAGCTGATGGCCTAGCTAATGGTGTTGCAGCTTGCTTCATAGCAGGATAACGGTCCTTTTCACGTTCATACGTGGCAATTTGTTCATCAATAATTTTATTAAAATCTTGCACCAAAGCCTCCTATTTATCATTAGATATTGATGATGCATCAATAATTTTATTTTTGAATGGTCTAAACATCCATCGTAAATTATAATATTCAGTTTTAGTTAAAAGTAATACCGCATTACTACCACTAATTAACTTCGGAATATTTGCAATAGATACATCTTGTAATGATAAAATATGTTTATTTGTTTTACATTTTGCAATAACTGATTTAATATCAGATAGGTTTCCGTAAACAACCACCGATGACATTGGATTTTCCAAGCTATCATATAGTGCATCTACAGTAGCCTTTTCATCTATATTATTAATTCTCATCATACTTATATTATACCATATTTTACGATTTTTGTCAACCTTCATCCAAAGTCTCGATTAATGGATTATTATCATACAATCGCAAATCTAAAGTTCTATGATTATCTGATAATTCATTTTTCCAAGCTGTTACGACTTTATTCCATTGGACTGAATAAACAAGAACTAAATCATATTTGTTATTATGAATACCTTTTCGTACTACGATTCGTTTAACTGTCAATTTGTTATTTGTATATATTTCTTTATATTCAATAATATTACCATTGAAAAGAACATCCTCAATATCATATACCGTTGGGACTATATCAAATTTTGATTGTAACCTATCTAACGTAGGCTCAGATAACGGCTTATGCTTATTAAATTGTTTCCGAATCTGTGGCCTAATAATACTATTTAAATAGTCTTTTTCAATATCTGTCATCTGAAGAACATGACGTTTTTTAACAACTTTTTTCATATACATATCCTATCAATTATTTTCTATAGTTATTATATCATAGTTATAAGACTTTGTCAACAGCAAAAAAAAGAACTCTAACGAGTTCTTTTATTAGTCTTGAACTTTAGCAGTCCAATTACCATTAACATCTTTTAACTCTTTAACTCGGTCTTTTGAATAACCAAGCTTTTCAAGTTGTGCATATGCAGCTTCTTGAGTTTTAACTGTGTAAAGAACTAATTCTGATGTTTTAGCGACAGCTTCGGTCTTAGTGTCAACCTTAGGTTGAGTTTCAACCTTTTTATCGGTAGTTTCAGCTTTAACAGCTGGGACTAATTGTCCAGCCACATCAGCTACTGAAACATTTGATTTATTGACTGCTTCAGCTTTCACACCAACTTTAGACGTTTCTGTTTTTGCATCTTTAGCAGTCACATCTGATTTATCTGATTTTTCAGCTTTTTTAGGAGCTTCTTGTCCGTTTTCCACATATGTGATAACGAATTTACCTTGTTCATTAGCCTTAATCAATTTAATATCACGTGGTGCAATACCATAATTTACAGCATAATGTAACGCATCCGCATCCGATTTAACAGAGCTTTCATAAATAGTTAATGTTGAAGTACCTGGGTTTGCAACCTCTTTTACTAAACTAATAATAGCCGCAATCGCTGTAGTGTTTGATTTGATTGCTGTTTTATTTGTTGCAATATCTTTAGTATTTGTATTCACTTGTTGTACCGCTAATCCCAATTCTTTAGCTAAATTAACAATTGCTGATGAATTCTTATCAATGTTTTTAGCATTTGATTGAATATCTGTCGCATTTTTAGCAATTGCATCTTTATTAGTTTGAATATTTTTAACAATTACAGATAATGATGAAATTGTTTCGCTTTGGAACTTGTCAGCTTTTTCAGCATTTTCTTTAACAGTATCATCTAATTTAGAAACTGTATCTTTAAGTTCATCAACACGATTTTGTTTTGTGTTAGTGATGACTTCTGTTGAACCAAAATCAATACCATTAACAATTTCATTAAATTCATTTATTACATTATCAACATCCGCAATACGTTTTGTATCCAAGAACGCATCCACATGGAACGCTGTTTTATCGAAATCAATTTGGTCTAAGAAGTCTTGGTCAAATGTAATCATTACACGTGTTACTTGTGTATCGGCACCATTAGTAGTACCAGTCTTAGTATTGACATCTTTCGATACGTTACGAGCAATTGTTTGTGTCGTAAATTTAGTGATGTCAGTATTCGCATCCATCACACCTTTATTACGAGCATAACGATTGTACAATGCAGTACCTTGTTTAAATGTAATTGGATTATTAGATTCTACAATATAATTACCTGTATATTCATCAGCTTTGACATTCAAATCATCTGACAATGCATAGTATGAGAACCCTTCAGACAAGTTCATTGGGAATTCTGAACCGCTCAAACGATACTTAAATGTTGTACCATTTTCAATCTCTGCTTGTGGATTAGCATTGATATCTAATGATGTCAAGTTTGCAAATGAAAGAACAGCATCTTTACGTGGGTCAAGAAGTGGAGCTTCATTTTCAACAGTGTTTGTTTTATATTCGTTACCGAAGTCTGATTGCCAAGCGACGTTTGAATATTTGTTACCATTATAAGTTCCACCTTTTTTATCAGGTGTATTATCAATTTTGAGTGTTGTCATTGGAATAACAACATCTACGTTTTTACCACCTTCAATATAAGTCTTATAGAAGTCATTGTCGAATTGGACGTAATCAATTTTAATTGCTTTACCTTTTTCGTCCATAGCTTCTTTAATCTTATCAGGAGCTGCATCTTTACCAATAATAGACCATGTTAATCCATTAACAGCTTTACCTTCAGAATCTACAAATGTACCACTTACAGCACCTTTAGCTACTTCTGATGTGTAAAGAACTTTACCAGTTTCACGGTCTTTAACTACAATTGGTCCAGTAACTTCGAGAGCATCAGCTGGGTAGTAGTCTACAATTGAAGTACCTTTCGATTGCATTTCTTTATCAATGTTAACCCCTTTATATTGGTCATAATCAACACCAATCACATAGTTGTTAACAGAACCCGGCAATACGGCTTTACCATCAATATTAACCATTTTGCTGTTGAAGTTATGTTTTGTTGGATTAGCACTATTTGTTTGAATAGTGATAGTATCACCAACAACCATATATTCATCATTCACAATAGTTTCTGAATGAACTTGATATGTTTCATCATCTTTATCAAGCTTGAAGTAAACAGCTGGTGCATCATATGTGAATTGAGTTCCAACGGTACCACCAACAGTACCACCACGATTAGCACTTTGTTCTTTGTTAACTTGAACAAGATACTTGTTCGTAGCTTTCAATGTAACAACACGAGTTGTCTTATTATAAGAAGCTTCCCAATTAGTCCCATCAACATTAGATTTAGCTTCATCAAATGTTGCATTTTCTGGAAGATATGTATTGATAACTAAACTATGGAACTTATCGAAACGGTCAGCCGGAAGAGGTTGATTGTCGGTTTCGACACCAACAGTTTGATTAACCATTGCTTGAACAACTTTACGACCATTATTAGATTCTTTTGTCGCTTCAACAATTGTTTCACCATCAGCATTTTCCGCATGTCTGTCAGTTGTTGGTTTTGAACGAATATCAAAATAATTGAAATCAACAACTGGAACAGCGGGTTTAGTTACAGGTACAGCTGTATAATGGTAAATTTTAACAGGCTTAGTACCAGCTTCTGTTGTTTCTGGTGCAATTGTGAAATCATACAATGTATATGTAGGCATTGTTGATGGGTCAATTGTACCATTGGATGCAGAAATTTTAGCAATATAAGCTTGTAACTCAGCATATTGCTGTTTAGCTTTTTCTACGTATTGTTCTGTTTCACCAGGGTTAGTGATTTTAACAGTTTCACGTTTCAACTTGATATTACCTTGGTCAGCTTGCGTTTGGAAACTTGTTAATGCCGCCTCTTGAATTGTTGCAGATGCAACCTCAGCTGTCACATCACGAAGTTTTTTACCACTAGCTATTGACGCTTCAATTGCTTTAGAATCCGCTGCTAAAGCATCTGCTGAATATTGTTTAGATTCAACAGTAACCGTTTGACCATATACTGACAAATTAGATTTCAATCCGTCCATTTGGGCATTTGCTTTATCAGCATCAGCTTGGTTACGAGCTACAGTAGCTTCATAATTAGCCATATCATTTTTATATTTATTAGTAGTGTCCTGGATTTCTTTAGTCTTTGCTTCATAATATTTTTGAGCAGTCGCACGATGTTCCTCAGTTTGAGTAGCATCACCAGACAATACTGTTGAATCATTATGAACAACCGTTACACCAGCAGATTCAGCTTTTGAAACTGCATCATCTAAATTTGAGTGGTCAACATATACGTCAACCCAACCAGTAGTGTTATCAGTAGCTTCATCAGCATGAGCTGTAGCTGTTTGCATAATTACCACCGTTGGTGCGGCAAATGACAACGCAACTGGTGCCATTAGATTAACTAAACTTTTAGATTTCTTTCTTGATTGAATTAAATTCAAAGTGTGTATCTCACTTTCATTTTTATGTACATAAGGCTATCAACCTTTATATATATTATACCACAAATTTAACGTTTTGTCAATAGTGCCCATCAACCTATTTGTGATATTTCCATACTTATATTATAACATATTTTAACAATTTTGTCAAGACCGTATCAGGACTTGATTTTTTTTCTATTTTATGATATAATATAATAGATAAGATATTATTAATATTAAACATTAAAGGAAGAATCAATGATTTATTATGATTTAGACGCAGTTACCTCTGCTTTAGTAGTAAAATTAAGTCCAAAAAATCCTAATGCTGTGTATTGGGATATCTATGAACGTTTAGGAGACGCTGTAGATATGGGTGAGCAAGAATATGAATTACAATATGAAACAACTGTCATACCTATTACAATCACATATGTCACACCAGATGTGATTGAAGATGAAGCTCAACTATATCAGCTAGTACAATTTACATTTTAATATAACACAAAGATGCGAGTAATCACATCTTTTCTTTTATGTACAGTTAATCAAATGCAAAAAGATGTGACTAAATCACATCTTTTCTTTTATTATTTACGGTTGCGTTTGCGACGACGCAATGTGTTACTAAGTCCAGCAACACCACCTGTTGCACCAAGTGCACCAACAAGACCTACAAGTGAACCAGCATCACCTGTTTTTGGCAATTCAGGAGCTTTTGGTTTTTCAGTTTGTTTTTCTGGTGTTTTTGGAGTTTCTTTAGGTGTTTCTTTTGGAGTTTCTACTTTACGATAAATATTACGGATATTACCTTGGTCATCTTTCTTAACAGCAACCAATTCATAACCTGGAATATCAGATTTACCATCGTTGTCTGGGAATTGACCTTCTTCTTTAGGTTTCAATTCTTTACCATTTTCATCAACCCATTCAGTTGTTGGTTTACGATAACGGTTTACCGTATGTGTATCACCTTTATCATCAGTAGATGTTTTAGTATCAATTAATACATAACCATCAATATCTGATTTACCATCGTTATCAGGTTTAGTACCTTCTTCTTTAGGTTTCAATTCTTTACCAGACTCGTCAACCCATACAGTGTCAGCACCAACCTTTTGATAACGGTTAACAGTATGTTTGTTACCATCTTTATCTGTTGATGTCTTAGTATCAATCAAACGATAACCTGGAATATCAGATTTACCATCATTGTCAGGTTTAGTGCCGTCTTCTTTTGGTTTCAATTCTTTACCAGATTCATCAACCCATACAGTATCTTCAGTTACTTTCTTTTCAGGTGTTGCAACTTTACGATATACGTTTGTTACGTTACCATCTTTGTCTGTTTTCACAGTTACAAGTTCATAACCTGGGATATCTGATGTACCATCATTATCAGGATGAGAACCTTTTTCTGATGGTTTCAACTCTTTACCGTTTTCATCAACCCATTTAGTGTTAGGTTCTTTTTGTTCAGGAGCTTTTTCGTAAATGTTAATAACATCGCCTACTTTGAATCCAGAACCTTTGAATGTGTCACCAGTAAGGTCTTTTTCAGTTACAGTGTAAACACGTTTCACAATATATCCAGGGATATCTGACACACCGTCATTATCTGGAAGTGATTGACCTACAACTTTAGGTTTAAGAGTGTTACCTTCAGTATCAAACCAATAAGTATCAGGTTTAACTTCTGGAGTTGGTTCAGCTACTTTCTTGTAAGTGTTTACAGTGTGTTTGTTTCCATCTTTATCGGTGTTAGTCTTAGTGCTAACAAGCTCATAACCTGGAATGTCAGACTTACCATCGTTATCTGGTTTAGTGCCATTTTCTTTAGCTTTCAGTTCTTTACCAGATTCATCAACCCATACAGTGTCTTCAGTCACTTTCTTTTCAGGAGTTGGAGTCTTAGTGTATACATATGTACGAGTACCGTCTTTGGTTGTTACTTCTTTAAATGTATATCCAGGGAAATTCTTTTGGTCTTTGAAGTTTTTACCAACTTCATCAGGTGAAAGTTCTTTACCTGATTCATCTACCCAACGAGTACGAACATCTTTTTGTTCAACTTTGTTATTATCAGTAGTACCATTATCAGATGTATTGTCACCACCAGAGATAACAGCTGATTCAAAGAACGCTACACCAGCTTCTGTAGAGCTTGATTGGTTAGCTAATAATTGTTTACGAATATTAGCAGCACCTGTTGCATACATATTTTCATATGCTTCAAGAACTGGTTTAAGAGCATCATATGATGTTACAGTTGATTTATCAGTAGCAGCATCATATTTAGCTTTATAGTCATTAAATGCTTTAGTATAAGCACTTGATGTACCTTGACCAAATGTGTCAAGAATTGTCATTACGTCTTGAACACTCTTAACATTACCAAATGTATCAATAGCTTTTGTTACAGCATCATTGATTGATTTGTTGTTTGAAAACGCAACCGCAATTGTATTAATTGGTTGGTCAAGATTTGCAACAGTATAAGCTTCACCTGATTGTGTTGTAATTTTCTTACCACCAAGGCTGTTATACCAGTTAATCAATTTAACAATTGTAGTACGAGCTTCAGTTTGTTTAGCTGAATCAGTACTCAAAGCATCATTAAGCAATGACCCCATTTTAGTACCATCAGCTAATTCAGGAACTGCCGCAACGGCTGATTTATACAATTGTGAATCAGTACCAAGATTACGAACAGTTGCTGCTAATGCCGCAGCATTCACACCTGATGGGCGGTCAAATGTCACTGGGAATGTTGTCTCGCCAGCTTGTTTTGTTAAGTCAAAACTTCCAGCTGATACCGTGTCAGCTGATACAGTAGATAATACAGTAGCCGCAGTAGCACCAACACTCAATACAGATGCCGTAGTTGCTACAGCTGCGAAAGCATTACCTTTTGATAATTGTTTCATTAGTTTACTTGTCATTACAAGCTCCTATTTCAAATTTAATTTAAATTATAGGTTTGATAACCTTATGTTTATATTATACCACACTTTTTATATTTTGTCAAGGGGGTATATCACATTGTATTCATTTTTTTTAACATATCAATACGTTGTTTCAGAATTTCATTTTCTTTTACTATACTATTATGTGCCTTAGATAACTTGCCATAGGCTACTTTTGCACGATTAATAGTTTTATTTAGAACTTGATTTTCAGACTCTAAATCGGTAATATTTTTGGCTAAATCTTTATTTTCATCAGAAACTTGATTAAACAACGCCGTCATATTTTCTAATTCATCTTCAATTGATGTGTCTTTTGTAGACATATTAGAAATATCTTCTAATAATCGTGAATACGCATCTTGTTGCTCTTGAAGTTTGTTAGTCAAATCTGTAATTTCAGACTGCAATGATGCAATTGATGATGTGTTAGCATTATAATTAGCTGTAAGTTCAGAATACTCAAGTTCAAGCTCATATTTCTCTTGTCGTAAAGCTTCAGCTTCTGATTTCAACTGGTCAATTTCTTCAGAATTGACAGAATTTTCAGAAACGGCTAGGGAGTAATCGGAAACCTTACTGATAAGAGTATTTAAATGAGTCTCTAAAGATTCATTTTGTTTCTTTACAACACCTAACTCTTTTTCCGCTTCAGCCAATTTACTTTTTGCATCATGTGTTTCTTCACGTGATAATGTCAATGCTTTGCCATTTCTGTGAGCATGTTTAGACACATCCATTAATACACCATTAATCATCACAAACACACTATCAACATCTTCAGCTCGATAATATTTACCTTTAATCAATGGTATATCAATTTCTTGATTATAAATATCTCGAAATGAAATTTTAGAACCAGCAGCAAGTAATTGGTCTTGCCCAGTTGTCATTTCATTAGAAACTACAGGTTTAGGTTGTTGTACAGAATTCAAAATTATTCTCCTATTTCACTAATTAAAATTTTATAAGCATCACCCATTTGTTGTTTTGCAACAGAATCACCAAATACACCACGAACAATTGCAGCAACCATCAAATCTTCTTCAAGTTGTGCATCTTCATTAGGATTCAATTTGTCAAAAACTTCATCCAATAAATTTTTAACATCATCTGAATCATCAAATGTATAATATCGTGGTGACGCTTCAACTTTCGTCAACAACTCTTTAATTATTACATTTTGTTCTTTAATTTTAGCTTCTAAATCCTTGACAGAAGATGCTTTCGTTGTATTTATAGCTTTACGTGTAGATACCGTAGGTTTTTTCTTTTCGAAAAATTGTTTCTTTTTATTTAAATATGCTACATATTCATCATAATTGACAACAATTTCAGATTTACGTTTACGCTCACCAAACGTTCTGTCATCCATACGAATACGTTTTAACTCAGAAGTAACCGCATCTAAGTTTGTTAAGCCATCAAAAATCTCACGTGTGATATGAACGCCTATTTTACCAATTGGAACTAGTTTCATATTATACACCCGCACCTTTCAGAATATCACTACCCAGTAGTGCCTTAGCTCTAGTAGCAATATCATCTTCAGAAATAGCATTACCGTCAGCAATTTCTGATTCTACCATTAATTGAATAGCTTGAAGTAACAACTCTTTAGCTTTTGCAGAATTCGCTTCTCGCTTAGCAATAGCTTCTTCAATACGTTTTTCTTCTTCTGATTTATTAAATGTTACGATTGCTTTAAATTGCACATTATTCTCCAATCTCGCCATGAACATCTGAAGAATCTTCCTCATTTGCTAAGGCCTTAATTGTTCTTATAATTTCTATTTTATGCGGAACAACACCATCAACCGTTTTACGAGTATCAAATGAACCAGTCATTACGCAATACATCCCAACCACAACACACCCAATAAGAGTGCAAATCATAATAACATGTTCTTTATATAATTTCATATAGTTTTAGAGACATATCTCTACCTTTCATTTTATTAGCTACCGTACTAAACAGTATCCGAGATACTATTATTCCAACTACTATTATTATACCACAAACATTACCGTTTGTCAAGCCTATAAAAATAAAACTTATTAAAGTTTTATTTTAATTTTAAGATAAAATCGGATTCATTATTCGCTAAAAATTGTTGAATAAGTTTTAACATCAGATTTTCAGGTTTCATCTCGTATTTAACTTGTTGTGACATTTTAACGGTATTCGTTGCGTTGTCACTATATTCTCTAAGCTTTGGTATAAAAACGTCTGCAATATGTTGAATATATCCATATAGAGCCTCTTGTAACATCGGTAAATCCATACTATCAATCTTATTATATTGTGCTTTAATAAATTTCTTCTTTTTTCGTAAATGTTGTGGTAAACTCAATTCCGCAACAACCTTTTTAAGTGGTTTTGCCTCACCCGTCTCCATAGATGTTTTTAATATTTTACGATATTTATCCAAATCCGTTAATAATTGTGTTTGAATAATGTCCGCAAAATAATATGTGTTAAAATCATCAACACGTTGCGTTGAATACGCAGACTCTGAACCAATTAAGGCATCGTCAATAATTTCAACAATTTCATGGTAATCTGAATTTCGACCATTAAGAAGTAAATCTCCATTATAATCTTCAATAATGTTCTTATTTTCTCTATATAATTGTAATAACAAATCAATATTTGAATCAGTAACACCTAGCTCTTTTAATTCAGGAACACATAACAGGCGGTGATATGTACCAGGTTGACCTTGCCGACCAGCCCGACCAGCAAACTGTCTTTCAACACGAGAATTTGGTCTAGAACCAACTTGTAAAACAACTAGTCCACGTTCCATTTCAGTATCCACCACATGAATATCAGTTCCACGACCCATAATATCAGTTGTCACAACGACAGACCCCGGTTTTCCGGCACTTTCAACAATAGCATCTTCATTCGTATCTGTGGATACCAATGTCTTATGCGGAATATTATGTTCCGATAATATTCCAGATATCATTTCGGCTTCAATATCAGAAGTGGCACCAATTAATACAGGCTGATGTGAACTCATATATAAACGTGTTTTTAAAACTAAATCATCATACATATGCATTTGGCTCATATACAAATGTGTAATCTGTTTCAACTGATTTGGTAATCGGTCTGGAATTACTACTACACCCGTATTATAAATATTAATAAATTCAGTAAACGAAGTGCCTAATGTACCCGATACTCCAGCAATTGTTTGAAAAATATTAAATAATGTTTGGTATGTTATTTGAATACTTGAATCATTACTTGCACCAGAGAAAACATGTTCTTTCATTTCTAAAAACGCATGCATATTATCAGATAACGTACGGCCTTTTGACAAACGACCCGTTGCTTTATCAATTAAAACAATACGTGAACCCGAATCTGGGTCAGGCTCAGCTTGTACAACATAATCAGTAAATGGCTGATATTGAAAAATTGCATTAACGGAGCTATAGATAATATGCATCATCTTAGGGTCATTGAAAATATCATTATCTAGACCTAGTTTAGAAATAATCTCATCTAATGATTTATCATCTAAGAACACACTCCCAACAGAGTCTTCATCATAACCAATCGTTGTTAAACTTTTTAAAGTATCAACAATCCATTGAACACTTAGCTCTCGACCTTTATACGTAACAGTAGATAATTCACCATTTAAATCTTTAGGTTGTGCAATAATCAGCGGGTTACGAGCATCATCCATCAAGATTTCATCAGCTTCATCAATAATAGCAGCGTGTAAAGGTCTTTGTATGATTTTTATATCATGACCAATCCCTGATGCTAATGCACTATTCAAATAAGCAAATCCCAATGTTGAATTGGTGGAATAGGTAATATCACATGAAAATGCTTGCTGTTGTTCAGAATCATCTAGGTCATTAGATGTATAAGCATTAGACAACCCAAACCAATCGTAAATCGGTTTCGTTTCTTCCCAGTCACGTTTTGATAAATAATCATTAACAGTTAAGATATTAACACCTTTATGGGTCATACCAAACGCTACAGCTGGTAAAATCAGTGTAATTGTTTTTCCAGAACCCGTCGACATTTGAATCATATTACGGTCAAGCGCCGCTAAAGCACCCAATACTTGAACATCATATTGAAATTTACCTAATAGTCTAAACGTCACTTCACGAGCAATTGCATAAACATGGTTAATAACATTTTTATCTTTTATATTAAATTTTTTATGATATTTATCAGCTTCTTTACGCAAGGCATCATCCGGCAAATTCCTATAAAAATCTGATAGTGAATTTATTTTCTTTAATTGCTTATTATATTTTCGTAATGGTGCCTTGCTTTCATATTCTAATGAATCATATACTGATTTTAATGCCATACCGGCCTCCTTTTATTAATCTATATCTATTATATCACAATTCATCAAATAAGTCAATAGGATTCATACAAGTTGACTTATTTTGAAATATCTGATATAATAGAATAGAAGACTTTTATAGAATGGCGATTAATATGACAAAAATTAAATTATTACAAAAATTTGCCTTAGGCGAGATAGGCACTAATATTTTATTAGATAATAAAAAAATAGAGTTGCCAAATGACCCACTAATACCAACACATGATAACCTACCAGATGACTTATTAGATGAAGTTCCTGACGAATTTCTTGATACACCAGATGAAAGCTTTTTTATTGATGAGATAGAACCCGATGTAGATATCAATACCGAGTCACTTGAAAATATAGATGACATTCCAGATTATGATGATGATTATACAGACATTGATGCATCGGAAATACTTCATATGGAACCAAATACAATACCTGATATCATAGAACCTGATATATCACATCATGATATGACAACGGACTTGTCTGAGGATTCACATAATCCAAACACAATCGATATACCATTCACTAATCCTGTACAAACACATACATCAATCAAACATGGCAACACTACCTCAGACACAAAGTTACAAGTGACAAATATATCTAACCCAGAACCTATTTCTGTAAAAATTCCAATACAACCTCATACCGTAAACAAAACAAAACCCCGTGATGATAATTATGATACATATGCATCTAACTGGATTAAAGAACATGGCTTTGATAAAGATAAAAACAAAGCATTCATATTATAATAAAAAAAGGACATTTAGTCCTTTTCATTTTATAATGATGATAATACATATGCTGCAGCAACTGTAGCATCATAGTTTGAAATTTCACCAGTGAAATCAGAATCACTATAGAATGTTGTCATCAATGTATCACCATCATCATGAACTAATCCAAACAAATGACCAATTTCATGGGCTAATACACCGGTTTGTTTGTCTGATGGAACAGCTTCAGTATTCAATTGAATAATATATTTACTGTTTTTCAAGACATCACCAGATTTAATAGAACCATCACGATTATATTTGTCATTTGCATCAGCATCAACTAATTTCAAATGAGACGTAGTCATTGACAATCCCGCCAAATCTTTCATTTCAAACAAACTATCATCATCAGTTCCAACTGAATCTTGTGCATTACTTAATTTAGTTGTAGTATTATCAGCATCCAAGAACGCCATTGTGACACCCTTGTCCAGCACAGCTCTATCAGAAGTAATAGACGCATTTAATGTTACATTTTTAGAAGCCAATGCTTGTTTCCATTCAGTTACAGCTTTTTCCGCAACATTCGAAACAGCTGGGTCTGCATAAATTGATACATTAACAGCCACACCTTGTTTGGTTACCGCTGCTGAAGCATTAGAGCCATTTGTATCCGCACCATTGATTACAGGAGCAACTGGTGTTGAAACTTTAGTTTCTTTATTTTCAACAGCTTGTGGAATTACCGTACGCACTACAAGTGTATTACCTGACGATGTACGTTCATTACGTGTGATTTCGCGAACAACTAATGAGTTACCAGATGACGTACGCTCATTACGAGATACCGGACGAACAACTAATGAGTTACCAGACGATGTACGTTCATTACGAGACACTGGACGAACAACTAATGAGTTACCAGAAGACGTACGTTGTGTACGAGTACGCCCACGCACGGTCATTGATGTGTTAGATGATGCTCGTTTTTCCGTTGTATTGTTCACTAATTGTGGCAATGTGAGTTTCAAATCAATATTTGACACATCACCATTCGTATGTGTTGGTTGATATTTAATTTTTTGAATAAATTGTTTTGGCGCATATTTACCTTCAGTATGAGCTTTCGCATTTGGTTTAGCGACACTAAATGTATCAATATCATACGCGTGAGCATCTACTTTTGGAGGTGTAATACCACCAATGATACCAAATGGTGCAAATAACGCAACGTCAATATCTTGATATGATAACCCACCAGCAGCAACACCATGACCAATACCAACACCCTCAGTTGATGAATCTGGTTTTGTATCAGCACCAAAGATTAACACTGATTGTGAGTCAAGGTTGGTGGTACCATTAGCCCCATTATCTTTACCAAGATTTGAAGAGGTTACTTTATAAAAGTTACCTGCATCCGTAATAGAAGCCCCTTGACTAGACATTAACACATCAAGATTCGCACCTTTATTAATATGGAGGAATTGGCCATCGTCAATATCAGAAATATAAAGTGGGGCATACGCTGCTAATTTACCAGCACCATTATCAACGGCTACTTGAGTTTTAAGAATCAAACCTTTGCCATCATAATCCACATTACTTTCAAGAGATAGGCTATGGCGTGCTATACTACCCCATGCGATGTTATCACTTGCTGAATTATCAGCAGAACCAAGGCGAAGCTCACCACCACCACTTTGTGAACCGCCACCAATACCATTAGGTGTTGTAGTTGGAATATAACCACCACCAGTAACCAAGGCCCCTGTCACAGGGTCAACTGACAGATAGAACACATATAATGGGTTAATAAGATTTCCAACCCCTGCATTTTTCGGATTATCACGAAAAGCTTTTGTTAGACTATTACCATTTTCATCGGTTAATGATAATTTAAGTGACATTGGATGAGTAGATGTATTACCGTCTTTATCAACTGATACAAATGAATCTTTTAAGTCTACCGTTACACTTGGCTCAAATGATGCCACTAATAATACATTACTAGAATTAACCGTACCAAAGTGTTGGTTTCGAATATCTGATAGCACGGGGTTACTATCAAACAATTTCCAAACTTTAGCTTTCATTGCATCATACACAGCTTGTGCACCACCATCGCGTTGTGAATTCAACAATTTATTACCACGAACCGTCGCAAAGTCGTTAATATTCTTACTTGGAAGCATTGGTGAGCCAAATCCATCAGTAAATCCGTTATCAGATTGTGCTTGATATTCAGAAGCAGACGCTAAAGCAGCTGATGTATCCGGACGAACAGACTTAATAGTAATACCATTTTCAGTCTTCTTACCAGTAATAACACCATCAATTTCAGCTTCGGTTTGTTTCAAAGCTGCTTGAATATAACTCTTATATCGGTCAGATTGTTGGAAAATTTGACGTTGTTGCAACCAATCATCCGTTACTTGAGCACCGGCACCAATTGATTTTTGAACACGTTCAACAAATTTGTTGATTTTATCTTGTTCAGCTGCTGTATCTGAATCAAATTTTTGTGCAATTGTAGCAGAATTAGCTTTTACTTTTTCAAGATTTTGGTTGATAACACCTTGATTTTTCTTAGTAATGTCAGATGCAATTTGTTTTACTTCATTTGGGTTACGACCAATATCACCAAAGTCTGTAACTTCTTTGTTTAATTCAGCTACAACTTTTTTATTTACTTTAGTTTCTTGCAAGTTTTTAATTGCTTGGTCAATACCTTCAACAATTTTTTGTTTAGCTTTATCAGAACCTTTAGTCTTAGGGTCTAAGATATGAGCACGAGCTTCTTGAAGTTTTTTGATATTAGATTCACGATAAGTTTGAATCTTATCTAATGAACCCATTGATTTATCAATTTGTTGTCCAACATTTTCAGCGGTTGTACGTTCAGATGCTAACCATTTATTAATCGTATCGATATTAACTAACGAGTTATCACGATATTTAGCTACATCAACAGCTACTTTATTATTTTCTGCATGAGCCTCATTAATTTTATCCAAAATTTTAGCCTTAGCATCATTAACGCCTGCAATATCATACACTTCAATAGGTTTTGCTTGCTCAGCCGTAGGTGCAACCGTATTTACTTTATCTGTTGCTGAATAATCAACAACAACACCATCACTTGCTTTTGAGTCTTCAGACGCACGTTTAATTTTATCTAAGTTACCAACAATACCATCATCAGTATGAGTGTTTGTTTCAGCCGCTCTAACAATTTCAGCATTAGCAGCATCTTTAGCTTTGATTACTTCAGCAGATTGTTTAGTTGACGCTTTAGCTAAAACCCCAATAACTTTTTTATTGTCTTCTTGCATTTGTTTTGCATTATTAATTGCATTAGTTAATGTTGTTACAACATTAGCATAACCTTTCGATGCATCAACAACAATAGTGTGAGTTTGGTCTTCATCTAAAGTACCACCAGTCAACTCCGTATAATTTTGAGCTTGTGTATCTAATTGAGACTTAACCGAATTATACTGTGTGATTAAATCTCGAATTTTATCAAAATTTTGTTGTAAGTCATTAACTGTAGCACTATCAGCTGTCACTGACCCATCAACAGTTACGACACTATTATTACTAAGTGAACGAATTAGTTCATTATATTTTTCAACAGATACAGAATTGGCTGTGCTCGTTGTTATTTTATCAACACCACTACCTTTTTCTGATGCTGAAATAACATCCATTGATGTATATTCATCCGCATTAGCTGTACCCAATGATGCAACACCAGCAACACCAGTAAGTCCTGCAAATGTCAATGAACCAAAAGTTTTAATTGATTTTCGTTTTGAAATTTGTGACATAAGTCTACCTTTCAAATTTTATATTTAACATGTTAATATATAAGGATAAACCTTTAAGTTATTAAAAGCACCCAACATTTGTTGGGCACTAAACTGTTTTCCAGTTAGACCCCAAGCACTGAGTAAATCCAATCGGCAGCTTTTTTAAACCATTCGAGCGGTTTGTCTACACCACCATAGATTAAGGCTCCACCGATACCAACGAGAATACATACCACTGGCCCAGGCATACGTGTTTGTGGGTTAAATTTGTGCATTGCGAAGGCAATAACGGCAGCTACAATCCCGATTACCATAATCGCAATTGAGATACCTTCGGCACCAGGTCCACCAAGACCATTTTTGAAGAAGTCTGTAAGACCTTGACCGAATGATTGCCAACCATCAAGAATAGGTAAGAAGTTCATATTTACCTCTAATTATTAATAGTTACTTATTTCATTTTATAGTAATCATTGATGCACTTAATATTTAAGGGCACTTTTACATCAAGATTTCCTATTACTTATATTATACCACACTTTAATTTATTTGTCAATAGGGGTGACATTAAAGATGCTATATATAAGCTTTATAATTATATTATAACATAAATCTTAACAAATGTCAACCCCTATGACACACACTGTATGACATACAAAAAGTATGCCCGTAGGCATACTTCTAATCATTACGTGTACGAGGTTTACGTGATTTCGGTGCACGACGTGGGTCACGCACTTCTTGTCTACGTTCTCTACGTTCATTTTCTCTTGAACGAATTGCCTCTTGACGTTTATTTTGAGCAGCTTGTACTTGCTCACGACGTTCTCGCACATTATTTTCTTTAGACTTACTAGTAAGTCTTGTATTTGCGGGAGTACGTGTTTGCTGAGGAGCTGTAGCATTTGGATTAGCTGCAATTGGAGCATTGACATTACGAGCTTGTTGTCGTTGTGCTGATGCACGAGACACATGACCCTTACCAGCAGTAGCTTTCGCACCAGCCATACCAAGAGTACCTACCGCACGCAATGCTTCGCGACCAGACACATTACCACCAGCAGCAACCATACCTTTTGCTAATGCACCACCGACTTTAGTTCTACCAACTGCACGAGCTCCGTTAGCTCCAACAGAACCAACTTTTTTAGCCCCACTTTGAATAGATTTAGCACCAGTCTTAATATTGCTCTTAGCTGCACCAATAAGTGTACGGCCGCGGTTATTAGAACCGGTCGCACCAGCAGTACCTTTAGCCCCGGTAGAACCAGTAGCACCAGCCGAACCCGTAGAACCAGTAGTTCCAGCAGCACCTGTTGACCCAGCAACAGAATCACCTCGTGATGCATGTTTGTTTTCAGTGAGAGAACCACCAACAGTTGTACCACCCGTTGATGAACTGCTTGTTGATGATGAACCACCTGTAACAGAGCTTTGGTTTTGCGAGTTTGTCACAGTACCATTAATTGATTTACCATCAACCGTTTGACTAGCATTATTTTGTTGACTAATTGAATCTTGAGATGATACATTAGTTTGTACAGCATCAATACCAGAATCCGTGAAGTTCTCAGCATTTCTAGAATTCTGAGAATTAATTTCTTCATTACCACCTTCAACAGTAGAATCAACCGATTCATTATTGGCATTAATAGCAGCATTGTTAGCATTAATTTCTTTATTTTCTTGACCACCATTAACATCACCAGTTTCATTATTAACAGAGCTTGATGAATCAACAGCGTTATTCAATGCTTTATTTTCTGCATTCATGTCATTGTCATTATGAGCTTTAGTTTCATTATGAGCATTATTTTCACTATTTCCAGCATTTGCAACTGATTGAGATGAATTAACTTCTTTGTTTTCATCATTACCATCAATTTCAGTAGAATCTGCATTATTAATTCCAGTTTCTGTTGAGAATTCAGCCGCATTACCAGCAACTTCAGTATTATCAGAAATATCATTACCGTCAACTGAATTACCTTCAACATTATTAGAATCATTAACTTCACGATTCTCATCGTTATCAACGGATTCATTATTGTTTAGCATTAACGCACCAAGTTTACCAGCACCAAATCCAGCTAATGTACTTGCCGCACCAGCAGCACTTTTAGCAGATTGACCAAAGTTCGCAGCACCCTCTTTCATAGCTCCAGCCATACCTCCGCCAGCTCCACCGCCAGAAGCACCGCCACCGAATCCACCAGCACCGCCAGTGAAATGGTCGCCAATGAAATGATTAGCAAACATTTGAGCACGTTGACTAAATTGACTTGGTAATCCAGCCATATATGAACCAAATGACTTAATAGGTACTTGTCCGATTTTCGGTAAGCTGAATAAGGCAATAAGGTTTACAATCATTGTTACAATGTTGGTGAACATATCGTATAAAGCTCCACCAATCCATGGTATATCTTTAATACCACTAGCAAAGCTTTCAACGGTACTTGCAATAATACCATCACCACCAAGACCATTTAATGATTGATTTAACAATGACCAAACAAAGTCCATAACCGCCATTGAAAGACCCATAATCAAACCAATACCAAACAATCCGGCAAGTAAGGCGATGACACCACCAACAAGTTCCCCAGCACCAGCCGCAGAACCAAGTGAGCTACGAGCACCACCTTTAAGTACACCACCAAAACCAGCCATAATAATTTCGACAAAGGCTTTCATACCTGCAAGAACCATCGCAAATGATGCAACGAATCTGACCAATGCGGGTGCTGTTGACGTATCACCCTTATTAGTTACTAGAATAGCAACAGCGGGCACCTCAACAGTTTTGGTATTACTTTTAACAGCCCAACCATTTTTGTTGAAGTCTGTACGTAATAGATTATATGCCGCAATAGGTGACATACCATAGCTACTTGAACCATTAGTAATTGAACCTTTTTTCAAATTACCAGACATTGATAATCCATTTTGTCCCACATCAATATAACCGGCATTTAATGAATCTTCTGGGATTTCTTCAGTTGGTTGTGTGATTGCAGATTCTGCAACTTCATACAATTTCTTTTCATCCCAAGCTGTTTTACCATTATTTTTATAGGCTTTATTCCAGTTAACAGCCATTTTGTTGTCACCTGAATCCGCCGTACTTAAAATACGTTCAGCAATATCATCATCAGAACCTTTTGAACCTGTTACACGCTCATATGTATATTCATTAATCTTACGGACATCATCACGTGTAAAGTCAAATGCCCCATTTTTAATAGGAATTGTCACACCTGGTGGTAACGCAAATGATGTGCTATACCAGTCAGCTAAGTTCAAGTTCTTTTCAACAATACCAGCATTTTTCGAGTCTTCTGATTTATGAGTAATATCTTCTAACCAATTAATACCATTAGTTAAAAGTTTTGCACCAGCATACAATCCAACAGTTGCCGCTAAAGTACGAACAACCATTCGACGAACCGATGTAGCCACAGCAGAACCATTGGTCAATCGTGCAATTAACCCATAGGCAAACACCATCATATTCATAACAACTAAAATTAAGAACGAAAGTGATGCTTGCATACCACCAGCTGATGCTACCGGGTCACCAAACAATTTAATAACATTTTTAAACTGCTGGTTATCATTAATCAACTCAATAAATTTATTATCACTATTTGAACCATTATTTAATTCTGATGAATCACCAAACGCTAAGATAACAGGTGCTGGATTGTATTTTTTAAGTAATGTCATACCAAAACTAGAAATTTTCATAGTAGCGGCAGTCCAAGACTCCATAAAGGTTTCTGTAGAGATATCTTTAGGTTTACTTTTTGCAGCCCCTGATAGCAAGCGATTCATAGCAAGACCAAATGTATGATACTGAGTTGCCTTATTACCAGTTTTATCATCTAAGGCATCAATCTCATCTTTTGTAGCTCCGGCAGGACTTTGTAAGATAGATAAAATACCTAATGAACTTTCTTCTGATGACCCGTATACAATACCGAAGTTTGCGAAATTACCAGCCTTAACAATTTGAGCCACTCGATTATTAAAATCCTCAGATTTAGCTAATTTATCAGCAGCTTCTTTTTGGGCATCCGCTTTCTCAGTATTACCTTTATCTTCATTTTTTTCAGCAGCCTTTTTCAAACCACCAGCAGCATAGCCACTAAGACTAACTACTTGCTTTAAATCTGAAAACGCTGTTGAAATTGCATTTTGAGGTGATACTTTAGAATAATCACCTTTATTATCTTCAGCAAATGCTGTTGGGCCTAATGAAAACACAACAAGCAATGCAACCATTAATGTAGTACCCCACTTAATTAAATGGGATGCTAACTTATTATTCGCCATACGTCCCCTTTCTTATAAGATACTATCTAAATATATATAATCTAAGCTGTTTTCAGTACGTACAAAGTATGATGACTCAGACGCCCGAAGTTGTTTAGACCACTCGGAATCCATTAAAAACGGTTTAACTAGTTTATCTGTACGATTTTTATATAAATCAACAATAACAAAGTCTAATGTTGAATCTAACGATTCCAAGGTTTTTAACGTGTTATTTTGATTACTTTCAGTATAAATAACATCCAAATTTAATCCACTAGATGCAATCATATCATTAATGACCGTTGCAATAGATGACAACCTATTAAATCCATGAATAACAATCACATCACCATTCTTAAGTGTTGGTAGAATTAAATTTAAGTATGAAATCATCATAATATTTAATGATGGATTCTTAACACTAGCCATTGCACCTTCAGATGTACCTGTTAAATCGATAACTCGGAATTGTGAATTCACCAATTCATCAACAATAGGGTCTGTATGTGTATCTAATGCGGGATAACTTGGTAAAATAGTACGGTTAATAATACTATTTAGCTCAAATAGAGCTTCTTCAAGTCTACTATCTTTATTAGTTTTCATACGTTGTGCAACATATTGACCAAAATCAGTTAATGTCTTAAACTGGTCATGTCGAACACCAATCAAACGAACATCACTAATATCATTACGAGCATCATATGACCAATATTTATTATAAACAAAGAAATCTGTCAAAATATCACGAGAAATATTTGCAAAGTCATCTGTTGTGGAAATTCGGTCTTTATCCCTAAATTGTGAGAACAATGAAATAATATTATCCATATGAGCTGGGAATCGAGCAAGTAATCGTGTTTTATCAGCAGCACTTTTACGAGTATCAATAGCTTCCATAATATTAAGCAATCCCTTACTAACATCAACAACCGTTTTACGATTTTCGTTTACTGGGAATTTCATGAGAGCTTCAACTGATGCTCTATCATCAGCAACAAAATGAGTTACATTTTGACCAGATAACAAATACGCTCGACTAGCAACCTTGCTCAAATAAATTTGACTAGGCTCATCAAAGGTACCACCAATAGTGTGAGTTTTATTTACAGTATCATTACCAACAAACAAACTCTTACTACTATTTTGGAAGTTATATGCCGCATGAGAGCGAATCAATTTACCGACAGATACACCAACATATTCAGAACCAGGTGTTCTATCACCACCAGAGTCCACATATAATGCAGTTATCGCAGCATCCTCACTTGTCATATCAACATACACATCTTTATTACCAACGGCTGAATTTGGACCAAATGTAATAAATGGTCTCGCTTGCTTATTGATGTCTAATTCATATTTAATACCACGAGTTTCATCATTAGTATTAAGATAATCTTTAATAGCATTAACAGCTTTCTCTAACGTTTGGTCATCAGGAGCTGTTATAATAGCTTCCGCCCCGAATGATACAACTGAATCACCACTATCGATAGCATGCATTAATGCTCTATCATGATTAACAGCACGTGATTGACGTTTAATACTTTCTTCTGATTCAGATGATAGTACTGACAGTTTACGTCGACGCATAATTTCTTTTCGCATCAAATCATTATCTTTACGTTCAAATGACCGTGTAAATGTCACACTTGCTTCTTCAGGTAGCAATCCATCTTGTTGAGAAATATTCCACAAAATTAAAGACCAATCGTATTGCATTTCATTGGTTTCAACAACATCCAAAACTAATTTTAAAATTGTAGAAACACAATGTTCTTTATCAGACACTTCATAACGACGTCCTTCAACTTGTGTCATTGGAAAAATACGAGTTAATGTAGCTTCAGTAGAAGACATAAAATCATGCTTACGCATAGCTTCCATATCAACTAATTTCTCACGCTTATTTGTTGGAACACCAACAATCGTTTGTTTTTTCCCACGTTTTGCTTTGCTATTTTTATTTGTTTTTGGCTTATTGCGACCACTAGAAGATTTACCTTTACTAGATTTTCCTTTAACAGGAGGTTTTCTCTTACCAGTTGGTCGTTTGCCAGCAGGCTTACCTTTAATGGGTGCCTTTTTTCGAGATTTTGTAGCCAAAGCAGTATCCTTTCATATTATATATATATCTAATTTTATTATATCATATTTTTAATCATTTGTCAAGATGCCAGACAAATTAAAAAGAGGTAGTAAACCTCTTAGTACTTTTCATATTCATCCGGGTCATACGTTGATGAGTCATCATAGTCATCAGAGACTAACCCTTCATCTTCCATCATAGCTTGTAATCCATCAAGAACTTCATTAACATCTGTGCGTAAATCTTCAACCGTCTCACGCATCTCATTAGTTTCTTGTTCAAGAGCTTTATTACTTGCTTCCAATTCATCGACATGAGCTTTAGACTCAGTAAGTTGTTGCTCAGTTTGTTCTAATGTGGCTTTCACCTCATCAACTTGATTTTTCGCAAGATTTAGTGATTCTTCCGTTGCAGATAATGATGTTGTTAATTGATTAATACGCATTAAATCCGCTTGTTTAGCTTCTTGCACTTCATTCATACTTGACTCAAGCCCAGACATCAACTGTTCGAATTTACGAATCTTTTCATCGTTAGCTTTATATTGGTCTTCACGAGCTTCAAATTCTTCAATTTGTACAATATAGTCATCAACTTGTGCACGTAATTCTTCAAGCTCTTCATATGCCGCCAACAAATCTGTTGCATAGGCATTAATAACAGGGTCAACTAACTCAGCATCATATAAACTTCGTTTTTCACCAACAGGTTTAGGTTTGACTGGCGTAAATTCAGCAACCTCACCTGCGAAAATTTTATCATCCGTAAGTCCTAATTTTTCTAATTGTTTCATTATATCTCACTTTCTATTAGATATTAAGAGCAAGGCGTTTATCTAAATCACGTTCTTTTAGAGCATCAATGACTTGATTATAAATACGCTCTACAATTTTACGAGTAGAAACTTCCGGTGTTTCTTCAGTAGTAACATCTTCAACATCAGCATCAGGAACAGGAACATCATTTTCAACGTTGTCCGAATCAGCATCATTAATAGATGATTCTATATCAGTTACAGCATCATCAAAACTATCAAAATTAACACCATCAGGATACATGTTATCGAAGTCAATATTCTCAATATCACTCTGAGCATTACCAGCAGGTTCTGCATCAAATGCGTCATCTTCTAATGCGTCATCTTCTAATGCTTCATCTTCCAATGTTTCATCTTCCAATGTTTCATCTTCCAATGTTTCATCTTCTAATGCTTCATCGTCCAATGTTTCATCTTCTAATGTTTCATCTTCTAATGATTCATCTTCTAATGATTCGGTTTTAACTGTATCTGAATTTTTCAACAAAGCTAAAGCTTCTTCAGTTCTATCAAGAACTTTATCGACAGCAGAGCCAATTTCAATATCTGTTAATTGAATATTGGATACTTCCAAATCGTGGGAACCACGAATTTCAGACATAATAGTTGAAACTAATTTATTTACAATTTCTTCTCGATTGTCACCCGACAATAATTCGATTGTTTCAATTAAATTCGTATCAATATCACCACTAACTTCAAACTTATTGTTTGCTAGTGGCACCACACCAAGGCGTGTCTGTTTTTGCAAGAATGTTCCATAATCAGTTTCCAATGCATCAACAACTGGTGAATTTTCATTATTAATCACATCACCAAAAGCTTTTTCGATTTCATTAACTGGAACATCGTCATGTGCAATCACATAACGAAGCAAATCACTTTTACCTTGGATTTTTTTCAAAGTTGCAAATTGTTTTAAATCCATGTATTTGATTTATATTGTTTCCAATATAACCCTTTCATTACTTCTATATATAATATTATATCATATATTTAGATATTTGTCAAGACTTATTTTTTATTTTCTGATGTAACTTTTCCACCATCAGTCATTGAATCAATATCTAATGTTTTATTCAACGTTCTACTTAAATCTTTTAGTGTTTGATATTTTGTTTGTCTCATCAAATTCAAATTAGTAGCAGCACTTAACACATTTTGAACGCGTTTAGTCAACGCTGGCAATTCTTTAGATTCTGGTGAATTTGGTTCAAGATTATCCGTAGCATTTTCATCAGTAAATTCACGTTTTGCACCGGAATCATCCTTGATGATAAAAGTAGACTTAAGTTGTGGAAGCGTTGGAACCTCACCATTCAAATCAATAATATCTTTTGTTGTGGACTTATCGTTAATATTTGTCATAACTAATACTGGTGATTTTTTTGCAGCACCTTTAGAATCTGTATATTCAACCGTACCATCTTCCACGAATTTACGTAAATCTTTTGCCGTAGGTTTAATTTCATAATTCTGGTCATTCAAACCTTTTTCATACTCACTATACACACTCAATGCATCTTTTAATTTATCTTCAGCATCTTTAATCGGATGATTTTCAGAATTACCATTACTACTTAATGCCGTACTTAAAGCTGATAAATGAATTTCCCCATCAGCAAACACATTAGTTGTTTTTTGAGTGTTTGATAACACCACTTCCATTGGCGTATCCATTTTATCAGTACCTTTAATATGTACATCAACATTAAACACACCAGTCTCATCATCTTGTTTAGTATTATCAATATACATAACAAGTAATCTTGTATCATTAGATACGGGAATAATCTTATATTTATAGGAAATATGTTCCGCATCAGTAACACCACGTGATGACGCCAATGATACCGTATAACCAGATGTTGTTGACGGTACACCATCATCAATTGAACCAGCAATTTTAAATACAAGAACATGCGTCTTATGATACTGACCACTCGCTAATGGTGTAACTGTAATTTTATTAGCAGTAAACATATTTTTCATAATGGATGTCATTTCATTAGCAGCATTACGTGCTTTTGTTTGGTTAAGTAAACTAATAGTCTTTGGAACTACACCAAGTAGAATGCCTAACACAATAACAACCAATTTCAGAATTAAACGATTTCGATATTGAAAAGGGCTTGTTAAGAAGAATAAAATACCTTTTTCATCAAGAAATGTACGAATGGCTTTAATTCGACCAACAATTTGTTCATCCCAGAAATTGGCCCAGGTAAAAGGTTCTTTCATATCGGAAACGATACTTAAATCCATTTCCTCATCTTTTTTATTACGTCGACGCTCTTTTCGCGACGGTTTCCTATTATTTTTCTTTTTCGCCATACGCTAAGTCGACTCCTCCTTCAAGACCCATTGCCGCCAATAGTACATCACCAGGATATGTGGCAGCACGTATTGTTCGTGACGCACGTTTTAATGCAGATGTTGTTCTATTAACATTTTTTGGACGAACTAACAGCACCGCATATTGTTGAATACTTCTACCAACAGCTTGTGTTGCAGTTGCTCGTAATAAGCGTTTACGTTTAGCACTTAATGCTTCTAAATCATCTCCACCATCAAAATTTTCAACATCATTTAATTGAGCTTCCAATCGTAGCATCCCAGTATCCGAATCTTCTTTTGTAATAATCATCAAACCTTCACCACCTTCAAGGACGTTAAACAAGCTTTTAACTCCTCGAGCTTGTGATGCAAAATCTTCTTCACTAGACCATTGATTTAAACCACTAGTTACATTATAAACTAACGCTACATTACCATTACCTAATCTAAATGTCATTGCATCAATATCAGGTATTTTACTAACCTCACGAATACCATGACCTAACGTGTTAACCGTTGCTTGATTAGACACAACCATATTAATAGGTTTTTTAAATACAATACCATATAAGTTAGCTAACACTGAGCGTTGGGTTGGCGTTTGTCCAATAACAATAGATGCGAATGCCAAATATGCAAATGTTGCAATCCAATTATATTTAAATACGGGCGTAAACCACAACAACGCACCTAATCCAAATGTAACCAAATACGTTAACGCTAAACGATAAGTAATATTACCAACAATTGCTGTATTACCAAATGTACTTTGTTTAGCTAATTTCATCAGCAACCTCTTCATTTAATTTATATTTAAAAGTTGAACCATCGACTAAAACATCATCTTCATGCGGTAAACCTAATCGATAATAATTAATACCGGTTGATGTTTGATAGACGGTTAAAAATGTTCTCAACTCGCCTTTGGCAATCCATCGTTGTATTGTTCTAATACTAACATTAGGGTCAGCCATTTCAGCTAAGTCTGAGATACGGAGATATTCTTCTCCATTAATAATTTTTTTATTTAGTACCACAGAATAAGCCTGCTCTTTCAATTTTTATGAGATGCAGCTCCCCAGCCACGATACAATCTCTAATACTATTATATCAGAATTATAACTATTTGTCAATAGGGGTATTTATTTTACAGATATTAGTTGAAGATACAATCAACGTATTATGACTATTTTTCTTCTATTATATACAATATTTTTATGACACCTAAATTAATACTTTTCTTCTATTATATCCATTAAGTTTATAACAACGAAATGGTGACACATACATTTAAACAATAACTTTGATATTATAAGTAGCATCAATAACACACAATTAATAAATTTCTTTTATTATATACATTAATTTTATACGTAACTGAATAATATCTGACTAATTTACAAAGAACTTTATTTTCCTCAATACACAAAGGTAATATTATACGAAATTCGATATGTCATATTTACACTTTTCCATAGTATTCCGTTCTATGTATAACAATCAGAATCAAAACTATCCAGAAAATCGTATAACAAATTTTGTCCCCAGTTTGTCACATTTTTGTCCCATGTGACAAAATTTGTGACAAATTTATAAAATTATTGGGTCAAACCATCAGACAAAATGCCATTTGTCCCATTTTTTTGTCATTTGTCACCAGTTTGTCACAAGTTTGTCACGTCGACAAACGGCGTCATATCAACATTTGAGAGGATTTCGCTTTAAAATGTGACAAATTTTTAAAAATCGCTAACAAAATGAAAAATATAAAAATAAATTTATACTGAGTTTCAGAAATTTTGTCATATCTATGATTTATCATATATTTTAACTCATTTTCTTATGTAAACAAAGCGTCGAAATAAAGTATGACAAATTTTGTCCCCAGTTTGTCACAGTTTTGTCCCATGTGACAAAATTTGTGACAAATTTATAAAAATATTTGGTCAAACCAACAGACAAAATACCATTTGTCATATTTTTTTGTCATTTGTCACCAGTTTGTCACAAGTTTGTCACGTCGATAAACAGCGTCATATCAACGTTTGAGAGGATTTTACTTTAAAATGTGACAAATTTTTAAAAATCGCTAACAAAATGAAAAATATAAAAATAAATTTATACTGAGTTTCAGAAATTTTGTCACATCTATGATTTATCATATATTTTAACTCATTTTTCCTATGTAAACAAATCACCTAAATAGTATAACTAATTTCAACTTATCTTCTCTATGTAAACAAAAAGAATAAAACATCAAGAAATCGTATGACAAATTTTGTCCCCAGTTTGTCACATTTTTGTCCCATGTGACAAAATTTGTGACAAATTTATAAAAATATTTGGTCAAACCAACAGACAAAATACCATTTGTCACATTTTTTTGTCATTTGTCACCAGTTTGTCACAAGTTTGTCACGTCGATAAACGGCGCCATCTCAGCGTTTGATGGGATTTTACTTTAAAATG